GGCGACTGGTAAGAAGACTAAGGTGTTTGATGTTGAGATGGCGACTGGTAAGAAGACTAAGGTGTTTGATGCTAAAATCACCGAGAATCAAACAGTTATTAGTAGCAAAATCGTTAATGTATTCGGCTTTACTTCATTTCTGGCTTGGATTAAAAATATTGATGCAGAAGATGATTTAATGTGGCGAGTTCAAAGTCGTATGACTGGAGATGATCCAGATGCAGCATGGGAGACTCTTATGTCTTGGACAAGAGTAGGTGAAGGAGTTACTGATTATTTTCCAGCTGATATTAATGAAGAGGTTTTAGTTCGTCTTGCATGGGACGAAGTAAGACTTCAAATAGCTAAGTGGCCTAAAGAAGCTGGAGAAGCTCAAGCTGATGCCTGGATCAACAGAAAGCGAGGATAAATACTTGATAGTAATTAATAGTTTAAAAATAGAAAAAAGGAATAAATAAGTAAGTAGGAGGAGAGAAGATGGCGACTGGTAAGAAAACCAAGGTGTTTGACGATAAGGCAACTACTGACGATTACGTTAACTCAATAATTGTCTCTGTCTTTGGGTTTGCTAGAGCATTAATATCAATTAAAGAAGTTAATACTAACGCTATTAAGTACAAGATTTTAGCTACGGCGGATCAGTACGATGCTGACGCTCCATGGCACGAGATAGTTGTTGAGACTACTCTAGCTAAGAATGGTTCGGCAGCTCATGGATGTGCTGAAGCTTATGACGCTATTAAGATACAGATAAAAGCTAGCGTAGGTGGAGCACAAGGTAAAGTTAATGCTTGGATTAACAGAAAGCGAAGGTAAACTCTAAGTAGGTAGTTAACGTGTCTTATACGCCGCAATATACAAGCGAAGCTAAAATTGAAGGTTATCTACAGGTAACCATAAATGATAGTTCGGATCCTACTACTACAGAGTTATTAGACTGGATAGAAGAAATTGAGTCTGATGCGGACCAGAGAATGTTGGGAAGTTATACGCTAACAGACTTAGCATTTGATGTACCGGCTACTAGTACTATACCTAGGAACTTCCAGAAGGCTGGCTGGTTAGAGTGGGTTAGATTGTATGGTTACGACTTTGCTGAAGGCTTAGTTGTTATTCCTCCTTATATACCGATTGTAAGTGTGTCTTCACTGTCTAGAAGGACTTCAGGCTTAACAGAAGCTGAAGCTTGGGAGGCTTTAACTGAAGGGCCTGGTGCTAATAGCTCTTGGGTCCAGCTTAAGAAGAAGACTAGGTCTAAGCAGTACTACGGTATGGCTATATTCTTTTACGATAACATACCTATAGCGGGGATAGGTAGACTTAAGATGACGTATAACTATGGTTGGAACTTACCGACTGCAGTCATTAGAGAGTGGTGTACTCTTAAGGTAGTTATTAAGACTTTAGAAGTTTTACTAGCTATACACGTACCGCTCGGCACACAGGACTATAGTGTGATGGACATAAGAGTTGCTGCAGCTGAACTAAAGCGTAAGTGGGCTACGGCTTTAGACAGGATAGCAGAAATAGAGGGGAAGCACTTCCCTACTGAACCCAAGAACATAGGGGTTTTGTTGTAAGATGTTGGTGTTGAAGTATAATGTCGTGGAGTCAGATCCAGAGTAAACAAGGCGAAGCTATTAACCATTATGTTCATAGTTTTGAAGATACTCGAGATAGTGATACTAATCTTAAATTAAGTAGTTGGGCGTCGCCAGTATCAATAAATGCTGTTGTAAGAAGCCAGCCTACTAGTGTAGTAGTTATACCTGCTGGAATTTTAGAGACAGAAGTAATATTAGTTCTATTTAATACAGCTTTAGCGAAGAGGGATAGATTTTCTTGGAATAGTAAGTATTGGGAAGCACTGCAAGTAGATGAAGTGTTCTTTAAAGGAGAATTACAATACTATAAAGCTACGTGTACTAGAGTAATAGAATGGAGTCCACCCACGTGACAGCGGAAGACTTTACTACTTGGACGGAAGTAGATCCTAATAACCATCTTAGTCAGACGAGCCTGAGAGCTACTTGGACTGATATGATAAGGAATGAAAAATGCTACCTATATAGAGAAGTTACTACTCTTACAGACTTCACTCACTTATTTGAATTCAGAGTAACAGCAATAGATGTTAATACAGACTTTGATAATAGGTCACTTTCGTATGTCTGGGCGGTATCTACAGCTCAACCAATAGAGTTCTGTTCTGGAACTCCTACTGCTATTGGAGTATACGTACTCGAGATTAACGTCTCAACTAATACATTTAGACTCTATCTTATTCATGGGGTGTGTGCTGTAGGTGATCCATCTAGTAGCTTAAATGTAGGTACTACTTATTATGTTACAGTCACGAAGAGTGGCGCTACTGTTACATGTACTATTTATTCTGATAGTAATCGAACTATTGTTATAGACACCTTAACTATGGATCTTACAGGAAGGCTTGAAGAAACAGGAAGCTTTAATTATGTCCAAACTGGACTTAGTGCACAGCAAACTTCAGATGGTAATGACCAGAGTGACGGCTATGTGGAGAATCTCCATCTAAACATAGCTAGTTGGGAAAGCAGTGTAAAAACTACAGATCCAGAAGAGACTATTACTGACTTATTAAATGATAATATTAATGAGGGTACTTATGACATTACAGAAGACGATGGGAGTACTCTTGCTACCTTTGCGGCTCAAGGAATAATCTCTACAGAAACTGTAAAGGAATCGCTTCTTGATACTGATGTGATAGCAGTAGTATCTCATGGGGAAGCTATGAAAGAGCAGATAGGACTGCAGGTTTATGAGGAAAGGATACCTATTAATATAGATATCTATGTTCTAGATAAATACTCATCAGGTAGTAGGGTAATTACTGGAACTAAACTTAGGTGGAAGACTAAAGACGAGATAATAAAGCTCTTAAAAGCAAGTACTATTACTATAGGTGGGAGCATACTGAGGTTACATCTGATAGAAGATGAGGATGATGATATAACTACTCAACGTCCTTATCTATACCATTCAATTATAAAGGCTGAGGTAATAATAGTGAGGTTTGGCTAATGGTAGAAGACCCAAAAGATAGTCTATATGATCTCCTTAATAGTAACCTTAATACTGCAGGCTATAACATCTATAAAGATGATAACTTAACTAAAGTAACTCTTGTAGTGGAGTATGATTTACCTATAGAAACAATAGTGGAGCTGCTAGCAAGTACAGATGTAGTAATAACAGTTAAGCAGGAGCCTTCTCCAAAGGAGAGGCTTAGTAAAGGTACATTAATGGATAGTATAGGTATAGCCATAGAAATATGGGTTATAGATAAGTATACAACAGGAACAAGGGTAGTCTCAGCAAATAAGATAAGGTGGAAGACTAAAGATGCTATACAGAAACTATTAACAGATAATGTTAATACTCCTGGAGGAGATATAGAAATATTACGCTTAATAAGGGATAGTGATGACGATATGACTACTACAAGACCTTACCTCTATCATTCAATCATAAGTATAAATACAATAATATATAGATAAAGGAGGAATAAGAAAAAATGTCGGAAGTAATTGCTCCGGAGCATGTCTTACTACAATATGATGTAGAGACAGCTTACGGCACTACACCTACTAATCCTACTATGAATTGGATAGGAATAGTACAGGATGTCACTCCAGGACTAGACATGAGTAAACTAAAGGCAGGAGGAATAGGTTCAGCAGATATAGCATATATCAGAAACGGTCTAAGGAAGCCAGAAATGACTATTAAATACATACCACAAAACATTACATTTATGGACTATGCAAGATCTATACCGATAGGACTTACTCTTGAGTACTTAGCAGAATATGGAGCTACACCTTCATACGTTAGTCTAGTACATAAAGGTATGCTTATAGACAGTATGGAAGTAGTATTGCCTAAAGAAGATTGGGATGTAGTAACGCTTAGACTTATAGGACAAAATGTAACTTATGGCACTGCAGCTATAACTGGTGAGACAGCAGCTTCAGATCCAGCAACAGCACCTTACTCTTGGTTTGATGCCGAGATAGAGATGGATGTGAATGGTGGACTTTCAGAGATATTAGTGTTCGGTACTAGTAAGTTCTACATAAGAAATCATTTAAGACCAATCCCGGTAATAAGAGCTACTAATCCTACGCTACTTAAGTATCTACAACGATCTCAGCGGGAGTTAGGAGGAGAAATACAAGCATACTTTGAAGACAAGACTCACTTAGATGAAGTGCTAGCAAGTACAGATTTTGCTATACGATTTACCCTTACAGGTTCAACACCGTTCTATGATTTTACAGGTTGTTATTGGGATAGACATACTCTAACTACTAGAATAAAAGAAATACCGTGTTATGTTAATCTAGCATTTACAGCTACAGGCGTTGATATAACTTAAACTTAACAACTTAAAGGAGATGATGTAGATGGAGATAGTGGATATAATTGGAGAAGAGTACGGGAAGAAATATAAAGGTAAGTACGTCTATAGGAGTATCTCTTGGGGAAAGCAGAACAGCATAACAGAACAGTGTACTAAGTACATGCCGGGTGGCAAGACTAGAGTAGATATGAAGTTACTCCAAGCGAAACTAGTAATGGCTACTCTTAGAGAATCACCGAAAGTAATTAGACTTAGTCACCTTATAGACGAGAGTGATAATGGCTTACCAGTTGCTTTAGGAAGTAAGATAATCCAACTAGTAGACAAGGTAAATAGTGTTCAATCAGAAGAAGAAAAAAACTAAAGAGAGCTATGATGTTCGGGACACCGCACCCGGATTTAGCACTTTATAGGTTGGTAAAGGGAGGAGAAGGTGGACTAGGGTTGAGGATAGAAGACTTGTATGATAGACCAGTAGAGATCAGTTTCTTAGGGTTGACTATCAAAGGAGTTTTAAAAGCTTATCCAAAGCGATTAATAGATAAACTGATAATGGTTCAGCGGATAGTGGACGATAAGATCTTAGAAGAAATGGGGAAACCTAAACATGCCTAAAGATACTTTTGAAGTTACAGTGACAGTTGAGAATATGCCTGAGTTTATGAAGGCTTTAAGAGAATTTAATCCAAACCTAAAGAGTGATATGTTCCCGACTATACAGAAGGTAGCTTCTAAGTTAGAAAGAGCTTATAAAGCTGCAGCACCGGTTAAAACTGGAAGACTTCAACGCATGACTTACTGTATCGCTATTTTTAATCCATTAGGTCTTGAGATGGGAAGTTTAGCAGAGTACGCATTCTGGACTGAGACTCCTCATGGTACATGGCCGGGTGGGTGGTTTGCTAATGCTTATAACCGTAATATATGGCGAATAATAGAAGGTTTTCAACGGGCATTAAAAAGAGCAATAAAGAAATATCAAGATAGAGTGAGGTGAGTACTATGGCAATGGCAGGTTTAGGAGGAGTTGGAGGAGGAGCACCAGTTCTATATATGGCTATAAGGGCTAGAGACGAGACTAAAGATACTTTCGATAGAGTAGGTAAGAAAGCCTCTAAATTAGGTGCTCAAATGATGACTACTGCAAGGCGTGTAGGAGCATTAGCGATGCGCTTCGCTACTTTAGGAAGAGTTACAGGGTTACTTTCAGATGAGCAGGCACGATTTATAGGAATAGTAGGTACGGTAATTAGTGTAACAACTATGATGGCTGAAGTAGTAAAAATGGCTACAGCAGTAGATTGGGCACATGTAACAGCTCTTATATGGAAACATTCTTTACTAACACTAGGAATTGGAGTAGCGATAGCAGCGGCAGCTGCTCTAGCAATATTGGCTACGGCTACTCAATCAGCAGCAACAGCTCAGAGTAACTATAATAGAGAATTAGAAGCGGGAGCAATGGCACAAGACAGATATGCTTCTAGACAAAGCGGTATGGTTAGAAGAGGAGAGTTCGAGGAAGTACTCTAGGCATGACAGGGTTACTAGGACTACCAAATCTTACAGGTACAATCTTTGGTACAGTAGCTCCAGCAGCTGCAGATATCTGGGATCTACATGTACACTTAGGAGTGACTAAAGAAGTATCTAGTTTTAGTATAGTGCTAGATAACACTAATGACAAATACGGAGTCGGAGCTAAAGAAGACTATACTGCTTATGTTGAATATGATCTAGATTCAAAGTATACCGTCACTGCACATCAGATAACAGTAGAAGATTTAACTAGAAACGAAGTAGCTTTTATCTATAGAGACTTTGGAGTTAACTACTTTAGTGGAGATTTTGAATTTGATGTAGAAGGACAAGTAAAGGCTACAAGTAATGGTCTAGCTACTGGTTACTGCTGGGCTTTAACGAACCTTCTACAGAGTTTAAATGTTATTGATGGTGTCTCAGGAGACTTTCTAGCAGTAAGCTTTCAAGAAGAGGACGGTGATGTAGAGTGGAGAATATACTTAACTGAGTGTGATGGAGGAACTCTATATGAAGATTACTATATCTGTTCAGCTGATACTACTTACTATTTAACTATAAAGCGAGACGAGTCTGTAGGAACATACGGAACACTTTACTGCTATATCTACTCTGATTCGGCTAGAACTACACTAGTCGATACTCTAACTTTAACACTGCACACTAGTAAGAAAGACTTTAGATATCTACATGCTGCCCAATCCTATGGTGGTGGCATACATAATGTCTTTGATGGAGTATATGCTAATCTAGGCCTTATTAGACCTATAAGCCTCTTTGATGCAGCTAGAATAGATCTAGGTAGAGGAACTAGTCATCCACAGATATTTACTGGTAAAGTAGAAAAAATAGAATATATAGACAGAGCTGAAGAATATGAGTATTCTAGTATAGTAAAAATAAGTGGTAGATGTAACGGCTGGCAACTATTTGCTAAGAAGTACTCAGGAGATTTAATAGCAGACGCGGGATCAGGACTAGCAGGAACAATAGTAGCATACTTAATAGATAACTATACATCTCTCAGCCATGATCGTAGTGGAGAACTAATAGAAGATAGTAGCACTACTTATATCAAACTAGTATATGATGAGCCTACAACTATATGGGAGATACTACGCTTTATCTGTGAGACAGCAGACGATAGCGGGGTTATAGGCTACGAGATGAGAATTGAATATGATGGGAAGTTTAGATTCTTTGCTAAGAATAGTATAAGTGAAAGTTACGATCTAGATGCAGAAGTACAGTTAGAGAACTATACTAAACTTATAGAGAAGGTGAAGAATAAGATAACTATTAAGGGTAGAGCAGATAAACCTTTCCCGTTAGCTAGTGATGGTACGCCAGGATATGATGGCTGGACAGATTTAGCAGTACCTCAAGTCAAGACTACGGTAAATAAAGATAGCGCTGCAGCTCAACCCGTACTGTGGGTAGCTGATAAAGACGTCTTTACTCTAGAAAAGGAAATACTAATTGGTTGGACAACTGTGAGAGAAGAAGCAGTTGAGATAGTAGGTAAAGGCGCAAGTAATGGGGATGAGTATCTACAAGTAACGCCAGACTTAACTTATGAGCATACAGCAGTCCAAGCAGATTTAGTAGTACAAGAACAGACATGGTTTATAGCTAGGGGTGGCGGATCAATAGCAGCTGAATCTACAATTAAGCGGGTAGGATCTAGATCAGTTAAGACTATACCAGGATTTGCAACTTCAGAGATAGCATTCTGGACTGGAACTGATAATAAAGTGGATACAACACTCTATCCAGAATTTAAAGTATTAATAAGAGTTACAGGAGCTTCTGCAGAAGTAGGTCTTAGATTATACGATTCTACAGGCAAGGATGCATTCCGAGCACTTGGAACTATAGATGATGATGGCTACTTCCACGACTTTACAGTACGATGTGATGAAGACTATGGAGAAGAATGGGATATAGATTCAGGTTTTGACTGGTCAGATATCTGGGTAATTGGAATAACAGACGAGTTAGGAACAGCTACTATGTATATTGACTATATGTACTTTACAGGTAAAAGATGGGGAGGAGGAACTGATAACTCTACAGTAGATGGCTTTGCTGAGGATACTACAAGCCAAACAAGTTATGGTATTAGAGAGTACTTTGAAATAAATGAGAACTTCTTATCTGAAGCTGAATGCGAAGCTAGAGCCCAAGCCTTACTAGCATTATATTTAGATCCAGAAGTAATAATAAGAATGCATTCTGATAGCATAGACTGGTCTACTACAGCTCCTTTAGCGGGGAATAAGACAGGAGTAGATATGACTCCTATAAATGTAGATGCAGATTATAGGATAGACGAGATGGACATTCATGTAAATATGAAGGATAAGACACTCGGTGTAGACTATGTATTATCTGCTACGCCTTCTAGACTAGCTGATTATCTATATAGGCAGCAAAGGAAGATTAAAGAACTATCACTTACTAGATCTTCTAAGAGAAGAAAGCGATAGTAAACTTTATAAGCTTTGGAACTTCTTAAAGCCTAATAGGTGAATGAAATGGATCCTATAATGGAATTAGGAACTACACTTGTTGAAGCAGTAGCTGAGAATCCCTTTGCTGTAGCTTTTCTAGCGTCTATAGCTCGTAACGTAACTGGTTATCTTTGGAAGAAAACTAAATACAAAGTTAAATATGATAAGCGTGAATTTCTGGCGACTTTAGTGAAATTTGAAGTAGCTGTTCCAGCTTTTACAGTCTTAGCTGGCCTCGTTCTCGCACCATCACAAGCGACTATTGTAGCCTCAGCAAGTGTTGTTTTAGCAGACGTCGTAGCTTCTTGGAGAGCTAAACTCCAATAAGCTTCATACCTTTTTTTAGTTAGAAGAGATACATTTATATTCTAGGATGCTAGCTTATTAATTGAGTAAAAATGCGAAGACTAGTATGGAAACGGACGAAGGAACCATTCCGAGTAAGTGAAGCAATCTCAACGAGTAAGAATAGAATCAAGAAACAAAAGATTACAAGGTGGAGCGGTGGAGTTAAAATCGAGGAGGTAGAATAGAAATGAAAACTAAACAAACTATAATATTAGGAATTTTACTAGGACTCTTAGCTATATCAACACAAATACAACCAATATACAATTTAGTAGAAGCGATACTTTAAGGGGTTTAACTTGGTCAAGGACACGGGTAAGCGAGGAGCACAAGCTAGATCTAAATTCTACAAGAAAGTTAAAAACATCAGCGAAGAACAAGCTATAGAGAATTTTAAAGAAAAGCAGAGAAGACTAGCAGAAAAGATGGGATGGAATGATACATGGCTTAAAGACGCTAAGAATAGAAGGAATATTAAGAACCATAAATCTAGGGTGAAGCATTCTGGACATGGTAAATGATCCTTTAGTAAGATGCGCAAAGAAATTAAATCAGAGACTATCTGAAGAACTTAAAGTAGTTCTTTTGAGTGAGATTGATGTAGAAGATAGTGCTTCTCATTTTGCTGTTTGTACTGATAAACGTTGTTGGGGTATTTCGAATCTAGATACTCAAGTAAGCTATCTTGTTTTTGATAGAACAGTAAAGAGATGTCATACACTTAAATTAAACCTTATAAAAGCCCTGACAGAAGTCTCTTTACATGAATTAATTCATCAAATTATGAGATATGATTACTCAAGATTTATTAATAATGAACCTAAGGTATATGCTTTAACTTACATTTTATTAGCTTACTTTCATTTAGATCATGTAAAGAAACGTATAATAGATATATTCAAAAAACTCGATTCTAAGTACGATGTAGGATTATTCTTTAATGAATTAGCGGAGTCTATTATAGATGTGTGATGTTGAGAAATTAGATATGGGATTAACATGTTCAAGTCTAGATGAAGACGTTGGTATAGGTTATAAAAAAGATACTGTTTGGGTATGTAAAGCTTGCTTTAATAAGATAGCTGAACAACCATGGCCTTGGGATATTATAGAGGAGAAAGTTTAGTATGGAAGAAGCAGTTTTCGTATTTAATAAACACCGTGATATGAACTTTACTTATAATAAAAGAACACATGAGATTGGATTACCTTGTAAGCTAGGATATACAGAAACAGATCTAGCATCTAAAAGAGAATTTACAACAATATTTCACTGGATTATAAATGCTATTAATCATGAATACTTGCATAAACTTCTACATGAATTTATTAGTTATGACACTACATCAACATTTGATACCTTTTATTATGGTGATATGATTTGTGGATTTATTGATAGTGAAAAGATATGAGGAAAGAAAGATTTATTAAAGAGTAAGTAGCTATATACTTTGAGGATAAAAAGCATGTATGTAGAACGTGACGGCAAGTATTACTACATAAACCTTAAAGATCCTAGTGATATTATTAAAATAGTACCAGATTCGAGTTCTATAGCTTTGCTCTATAAATTCCAAGGTAACAACAAACAAGAGGGTTTATAATGCCTTGGCAAGATCTAGCTCATATAGCAGTTTGGGCTACAATAATTATACTGGCTATTTCAACTGCTATGTTATATATCTATGCTGCTTATTATCCTGGGAGTAGTGACTAATGCCCTGCCCCGTCTGTAGAAGTACATCAGTTAAGCGATATAGTTTCGGTACTGTTCTTACAGACGCTAAGAATCTTAAAGGAATAGTTAAGACAGAACTTGTTGTTTGCGCTATATGTGGGAATGTTTATGATCGTTTACATAGATCAAAGGCTTGTATGAAAAGGAGGAATAAGAGATTAACACCTTATATATCGTAAGAAGAGATCAACGCTATAAAGTTTGTAGAGGGTACTTCTTACCTGATGCTTTAAAATACTGTCATGAAGAACGAAATCTTACATGCGCAGGGAAGATTAGATTATCTAAGAAAGGATTGTATTATCATTGTCCAGATTGTGGCTGGACTACCGTTTATGATTTAGAAGGAAAACTTATTAGTACTTATGATGAGTACGATCCTGTAAAGGAACTAGAGGCCTTAAATAGAACTATGGTTAAGAAGATGAAGTTAAAGAGCATATTAGCTAAACAGGCGGGAACAGATTAAATGGAGTTAGCTATACCGACTGTTCATTGGCAAGAAAAGGATTTTGTTAATATTAAGACTTCTATTGATGCTGCATTAAAACAAATCTTTGGAGAAGTCCCACCATATAAGGTTAAAAAGATCGGTTTATCAGCTTCGACATGGAGGCTTTGGGTGCGGTTGGAAGTAGCTTCTACAAAGTTAGATTACGATCCAGGAGTTTAAATAAATATGAAAAGAAATCCTAAACAATGTCCTAGATGTGGAGACATAGTGTCTGAAGAGAAGTACAATAGGCATATAGAGAAGCGATGTGGAATACCTTCTATGAAGAAGTTTATTCGACTTTACCGGATAATGACAGCTGGCTATAGACTACACCGTAGAGATGAAGCTTTTGTAAAGAACTTCTTAGCTACTGCTGACATCTTTAGGTTAGAGAGAGCTTTTAGAAAGGCAGCTAAATTAGATCCATATACTGAACTTGAAGATCTAAGACATGGGCAACGTTTAAGTAAACCGGTGAAGTTTAATATAATTAAGAAGGGTATTTAATGGCTACGTGTTCAAAATGTGGCAGTTTAGTATTCTATAATTGGAAGACTCACCGTGAACAGTGTAAAGGATGTGGCGCTTCTCCAGAAAGGGGATATCCATGATTAAAACTGCTTGTTTGAAAGACTTAAAGAAACTTCCTAAAGCCTCTATTAAAGTAATAGTGATGAGACACTTCCCATGGTGGGTTAGAGGCATTAAGAAGAGGTACACTATTAACGCTCCAGAACTTGGTCCTACTCCTGAACTATTAAAGGCCTTTATTGAAGCTAAGAAGAAACATGGAGTTAAGTTGGCTTGGATCTATACTCACTATGAGTTAACATTCATTAGACATCTTAACCGTAGCGAGAAAGCTCAGAAGACTATGAAAGAACTTAAGGCTATCTCTATGGAGAAAGATGTTTATCTAATATGTAAAGAACCGACTGATGAGTACTGCCATAGAAGGTTGCTTAAAGAGTATATTGAAAAGCACATATACGCTGTTAGAGGAACGGGAAAGTAGGTGAATCGGCAAGGTTCTCAAGTAAGGTTAGCGGGAATGGTACACCCCAGTACACAACAAAATAGCGGGACTTGGACTTCCTTACTAGGAAGTAGTCAGCGCTTCTTGAAGAGTCATATGTCAAATATCAATTTGCCATTGCTCTTCAAGAAAGAAAAAGAGTGTACCGAACCAGGTTTACCGATCTTAAAGTTCTTCTACTGGACTGATAAACATGGTTAGTGTCGTATGGTCTGACTCGCCTGGATTAAAGGTACCATATGATAAGAGAACTGAGAAGTTAGAATGGCAAGGTTATTATTGTAAAGAATTTACTTTGATAGTATTAAGTGTGAAAAATGTAAGAAATACTTATGATTATATAGAAGTTTTATTTCATGAATATCTACATCATTGGATTTTTTACTTACCACTACATTGTACACATACTTTAGGTAAAATAATAGATAGTATAGATAGACTTATTCATTACAAACGTATAATGAACATCTAACTGATAAACTTCTTAGTACCTTGAAAGTCTTGTCTTTTAAGAAACAAACGCAAGCTTTATAAAGGTAAAAGCACTTAGACTAATTAAGGTGTATTTTTGGTAAAGGGTGACGCTTATCCTGGTATTGCATTGGACTATGACCAGGAAAGACTTTATGAGATAACACTACCTCAGACTAAAGGCTCTCATGGTAAGTTTGGCGAGATTATGTTTGCCGGTGACTTCCATTATGGACATGAATGTTTTTCAAGATCTCACTTACTTAAATATATTAATCTAGTAAAGAATAGAAAACATCTTATGGTAGGTTTAATGGGAGATATTATTGAACTTACAAGTCTTAGTCCATTCCTGGCTAGAGAGAAGATACCTGTAAATAAGCAATTATCGACATTCTTAACTGATTTTATTCCTATAAAAGATAGAATACTCTGGACCTTATGGGGTAATCACGAGTTAAGATTCGCTAGTAAAGCTAAAGAAGCTATAGATATGATGGACTATGTTAAAGTTAAATTAGGTAATACTAACATAATAGCAGGAGAACCTAATCGTGGCATTTGGGTTGTTGTTAGAAGTGGAAAGCAAAGATATCCTATATATGTTGCTCATAGCAAGACTAGAGCAGTAGTTAACGAGGACTTACAGCTTAAAAGGTCAGGTTCACAGTTCTTAGTTCCTTTAATAGCTCATGGACACACACATCGTATGGGTTGGAAAAGGCGTACTTTTATATCTGTAGTCGGAATTGATGATTCATTCTACAGAGGAGTATATGCTCAGTATCTTATGTCAACTGGGTGCTTCTTAAGGTATCCGGGCTATGCTGAAGCACGTTCAATGCCTTTTAGTGACATTGGAGCGCCTATAGTAAGGTTTTACTCAAGTCAAAATGAAATTGAATATATTGACTCTAGAGTCCGCTATAAAGACTTTATTCATAAATGTGAAGTTGCTCCAGAATCATTAACAGGAGAAATTGATTGTTCAGATATTAAACAAGTAGTTCCAACTAGACCTCAGTGCCCTAATTGTAAGGAAACTAATAAAATAATGAAGGCAGGGTTTAAGATTAGTAGAAGAGGAAAAGAACAACGTTATCAATGTAGATCTTGTGGATTTAAGTACGTTCCGGTGGATTAAATGAGTTTAGGAAGTTCAGTTATAGATATTGGTAATATAATATTTTTTGTTGCTACTTTGCCTCAAATCATTAATGCTTATCGTAACCGTAAAGATCTTAAAGGCTTGTCTAAATGGATGCTTCTAGGTTATACAGTAGGAGTAGCTTGTTTCATGGTTGGTAACTTTGCAGTTGGAGCTTATATAGGTTCTTTCTTGAATGTAATCAATCTTGGTGCCTTTCTGGCTCAGACTTATTGGAAGTTAAAATATAGATGAAGATAGATATAGATCTTAAAAAAACCGCTCAGATCTCTAATATAGTCCATACGCCTAATATTCAGACTAGAAATGAATACCACTTGTCTGACGGTGTGTATTGTGAACTTCTACCTTACTGTAGACTAACTGGTCTAGAGTCTTTACCTACTAGAAGAACTGCAGCTTTCTGGAACATAGGCAAAGCAATGCACAATATAATGGAGAAGAACTTTGAGATAAGTGAGAAAGAGTTTACTTTTGGCGGTGCAGTCTGCCATATAGACGTTCTATTTGAATCTGAACCTATTGAATTCAAGACTACCAGGAAGACGGTGAAGACTAAAGAAGACTTTGCAGACACATGGATTAAACAACTAGCTTTAGAGTGTGTGTTCGCTAATAGTAAAGTTGGGTGGTTATGTATTCTTGAGATTATACCTGCTCTTATTACAGTATGGAAATTTGAATTCAGTTATGACGATTTAGCTAAATATGGTGGAGCTTACTTGGACTTTCTAGAACGCTGTAAGAAAGCAATTAAGGATAAGAATCCGTATCTATTAGTACCATTATCCTGGTTCTCTAAAGGTTGTACGTATGTCGAGAGTTGTCCTAGAGCAGTAGACTGTAGAACGCTCATGAAGAGGATTATAAGGACGAAAGGTCAAGATGATAGGAGAAAGAATAAAGCATGACAATATTGATTAAAGTCTGTTCGAAATGTGAAACTACTTGTACCGGAAGTATGGAAAAGTGTCCTATATGTGGTAGTGATTTAGATTGAGAGATCCTAAACGGATAGACAGAATCCTTAAGATACTTGGGAAAGCTTGGAAAGAGAATACAGATCTAAGGCTTTGTCAATTACTAAGTATTGTGGCTATTTCAGGTTGTGGATGGCCTAATAATGATCTGTATCATTTAGAAGATAAAGATTTAGAAAAAGGAATAGTAAAAGCGTTTGGAGTTAAAGTAAAATGAAACTAGAAGATATTACTGGTATAGGCCCGGCTATGGCGCAGAAGTTAAGAGAAGCGGGTTACTCTATAGAAGGTTTAGCTACAGCAAGAGGAGATGAAGTAGCATCTGTTGTTAAAGTGAGTTATAGGATAGCTAAAGGTTGGTGCAATGAAGCTCAAACTATAGTTCTAAGTAAAATGAAGATAGAGACTTCTAGTGAAGTAGAGCAAGACATGAAGAAGAATATCCAATATATACCAACAGGTTCAAAGAAACTTGATGCTCTTCTAGGCGGTGGTTTTGCTACAGCACAGACAGTTGGCTTAACTGGAGAGTTCTCTACAGGTAAGTCACAGTTATGTAATCAAGCCATTGTTAACTGTATAAAGATGGGAAGGAAAGCTGTTTTTATAGAGACTGAACCGAATACATTTGTACCTTCTAGGATTAAAGAGATCGCTATAAAAAGAAATGTTAAGATAGACATTGATGGTAATCTATTAGCAGTTAGAGTTCAAAGTATTCCAACTGTTAAAGCTCAATACTTAGCGTATAGACTAGTTAAGAAACAACTAGAAAATAAAGACGATATAGGTTTAGTAGTTGTGGACAGCTTTACTGCTAAGTTTAGGACTGGATATAGTAGGCGAGAGATGTTGCCTATTAGAAGAGCAGAGTTTGGTGAACACTTCCAACTTATAGACTATTTAGCAGCTAAGTATAACATCTGCTGGTTGCTCACTTGCCAAGTCATGGGTATACCTACTGCTGGTGGTCAATTAGGAGCGATGAAGAAGGCTGGTATTAGAGTCTTTCCAGTAGGAGGACATTATCTACTCCACAGTATTAGTACGTGGCTTGCTTTAGAGCAGAAGAAGACTGAAGAATGGAAGGCTCACCTCTTCGATAGTAGTCATTTAGCTCCAGGTACAGCAGACTTTAGAATAACGTCTAGAGGTATTGAAGATGTATAGACGTAATGCAGATATGTATGTCTGGTGCAAAAAGCATAAAAGATTATATAAAGTATCAGTTTACGGCGTTGGTAAATGCCCATCGTGTATAAGAGAAGAAAAGGAAAAGGAGTAGAAATAAATGGAAAAAAATTGCGATCAATGTATAAGTTATGGACATTTCGACTGTGAATATGAGCCTGATAAAAATGGGAAGTGTCTAAATTTGAGGTGGAAGTGAAAAAACAATTGCCTATTTTTATAGATAACCATGAACCTCAATCTATAATACAGAACTTACTCAGTACTAACATTGATGTAGACGTCCGCCATATAACTAGTGGTGACTACGTCTTTGGTGAAGTAGGTATAGAAAGAAAGACAAACGAGAACTTTATATTCAGCATAATTAATAAGAAGATACCTGGTCAATTATGGCAACAACTTGAACTACTTAATCGTACTTATGATATTCCTATCTTACTAGTTGAAGGATCTATAAAGCCTGAATCTTATATAAGATTATTTGAAGGTTCAATGGATTCTATTACTTTATTCTGGAAGAAACTTCGTGTAATAAGGACTAAAGATGAAGATCATACTGCAGAAAAAGTAAAAAGTCTTTACATTAAGTATGGTATAGGTAAGTCTGGAAGAGAACCACCAGCGCCAGTTAGAAAGGCTAAGACTCCAAGACAAGTCAGATTATACATGCTTCAATGCATAGAAGGAGTAGGACCAGTTACTGCTAAGAATATAATGAAAGAGTGTCCTACCTTTACTGAACTAGCTCACTTTGCAGCGGACCCTGACATACTCCGTAGAAAGATAAAAGGAGTCAGTAAGAAGTCTGCTTTCATTATGTCACGCGTATTTAGTTATATATAAATAAAATATGGAGGAAAAGAGATGAAGAATGAAATAGACAGAAGTGAACTCAAAAGGTTGAAGACTTTAGCAAAGAAATCTAAGAAAACATCAGATGAACTGATTAAAGAGTTTGATGAAGTTAGATCTACAGTAGCAAATGACCGTTTAGCTGTAAACGTACTCTTCAATAAATATCGAAAGACTGTTGCTAGACAGACATATAAAAGTAAGCAGAAAGCTGAAGTGGTTACTGGATTCGTATGGGGCGACACGGGACTTATAGATAAAGCTCTCTCAATGAGGGAGTCCGCGAAGAGGTTCATTAAGAAGAACGGTAAACAGGCTGCTATAGACGCTCAATTGATTAATGGTGAAGGTAAGTTCTTAGACCAGAGAAATAAGTTGTACGGTCGAGAGAACCCTAACTACTTAGAACCCATGCCAGACAATTTAAAGATTCGTAAGCGAACTGTATTCGGCATATTTAAGCGTAATGGTAAGCCATTTAAGTATGGTTCAATACACACTGAAGACAATAGACTTGCTGGTGGTTGGGCTAAGATAAAGAGATTTGTTCCATGCAGTACTTTTGCTTTGATTAAAGAAGATACTAGTGAATTGAGAATGAACTCAAGCGCTGCTAAAGACACTACTACAGTTTTTAAGAAGATTGACGAGCCTTGGGAGATTGCAAAGATAATAGAAGCTACTGTTGGTAACCGATATACGCCAATAAAACAAGTTGAAGAACACTATGAAGCTTACAAAGACGCTTGGGATAGAAAGATATTTGTTAAAGGCATGATAGGCTGGCTAAACTTAGATAGAGTAGACATGTTTGGAAGGCACTCAGGCCTTATATGTGATCCTGACAATCCAGAAAGCGGTGTTAGACTAGAGATACCTTCTCATGTCCGTATTGAATGGGGAGAAGGTAGTGAAGTGGTAGTGCTAGGCAAGACACGAAGGACTAAGTATCGAGACGAAGAAGGTGAATTACAGCCAGGCGACGTAGTGATAACAGTATGGGGAATCTTCCCGATACCCGGTATGAGTACTCCTGTCGAAAGCAGTCCAGACGTAAAAAGTGACGAAGATATAAATGGGTGGCTTGATTAAGCCATCACCTACCTTTTTTATAGGAGGTGTTAACTTGACTAAGAATACTGATAAAAGTAAAAAGGTTAAGACTAAAACTAAAAGAAAAAGAAAGAAGAAAAGAGAGGTTATTGGAATACACCGCTGTAGATGTGGTAATTGGGTTAGTACTGATGACAATAAGATTATCAATGTTGTTATACGTCACGGTAATGTATGCTGTAAAATATGTAAAGCTAATATATTAGTATCAATTAGTGGTGGAAGGCACGCACACCCGAAAGAGGATAAGCGTGCTGGTAGATTAATTTCACAATACTATAAAGAAGATCACCCGGATGAAGAGGAAGATTATTAATGCCTAGAAGAACAAGGCAAGACTTAGAAGATAAGATAAGGTATAGATGGTCAGATGAGTGGGAAGAACTGTTAGACCAGCGTTCACCACGAGTCTATATGCCAGAGCGTCTACTGCGTAAACTATGGGAAAGAAGACTTAATAATGAAGGTAGTCTTCTAGAGATCTACTTTAAATATATAGAACCAGAAGAATTGGATCCAGTTAAGTTCAGAAGAGGTTTGCTTTTTAGAGTCGATAAATGTATTAGAAAGAAGAACTCACTTAACCAAGATAGAACTTCTTTTATAAGCGAAATCATTCATGATTATCTGGTTAATGAAGGTGTAGATACAGATCAGGAGACTAGGAAAGGTTTAAACCTAGTTAGGAAGAAGAAAAAGAAATGACTGAACAACTTGCGTTTTATCTTTGTGAGTATCACTCATATGGAGATTCTCAATTCGAGAACGAGCAAAAGCAAGCCGTATGGTTGTTCGGTAGAGACCCTGTCACTAAGAAGAAAAAGATCTTTAAGAAAGTATTTGAACCGTATTTCTATATTACTCAGTCTAAGTGGTCTGAAATAGCTCGTAGTGATCCTTTTAAGGTTAAAAGAGCTGAAGGAAGTTTTGTCAGGACTTTAGATAAAAGAGCAGTTACTAAAATAACTCTGTTTAACCCTTTAGCAGCAGAGAAGATTCAGAACTATATAAAGAGGATGTATAAGACCTATCATGTACATACTCCGGTATACGAACTTGATATGGCTAAAATTACCAGGTTTCCGCAGAGGTTTCTTATTGATATGCATCTTAAATCCGGCGTAACTATATCGCAAGACGAGAGTGGTAAGTATATTCTTACGCCAACCGATTTAATTTGTCCATTAAGAGTATGGATTATAGACTTTGAATGGGTTACTGAGCTTTCAGGTACAGTCAGTCCAGAGAGAGATGACCCTATCTGTATGGTGACTGTCTATGACAGTTATGATAATGAGTACGTTACAGTTTATGTGAAAGACTACGATATTAGAAAGACTGCTATGCATAAGTTTGTATCAAGTATAATAAGAGTAAACACAGAAGAAGAACTAATATGGTGGTTCTTAGAACATTTAAGAGATAAAGATCCTGATCTCCTTACAGGTTGGAACTTAGTTAGAGCTGACATAAGAAAGCTCAGGCAAAGGATGAAGAAGTACAGTATAGAACTACGACATCTTAGTCCTAGAATGGGCCGTGTTAACTTCAAGAGTTGGCCTCCTAGAATTAAAGGCTTAATACTCTTTGACATGATGAAGGCATATCTATACTTTACAAGTAAAGAACTGGAAAGCTACTCTTTAGGATTTGTAGCGTCTAAAGAGAAGTTATCAGGGACATATAAACCTTTTAAAGGAAGTCCATTAAAGCAGTGGAAGGAACACCCAGAAAGAACATTCTCTAAGAATGTAATGGATGTAAAGTTTGTTAAACTTTTAAATGACAAGTACGACCTTATAGGCATGTTCGATACTAGACGAAGAGAGTTTGGTATGCTCTTTCATGAAGTATTCTTGCAGCATAGAGTTATTGATACTGAACTTTTACGCTTCGTTAATAAGAGAATAGCTTTACCGTCTTCAAAGATTAAAGTAGCAAAAGGTGGGTCTTTTAAAGGTGGTGTAGTAGTTGAACCAGACTCTAAACCATATCGTAATATTGCTCAATTAGACTTCTCTAGAATGTATCCTAGATTCATAAAGAAGTATAATATAAGTCCAGAGACATTTAGGTGGGTGAATGGTCATCATAGAATTGAAGCTGATAATGTTGTTCTGACTTTTGCTAAAAGTCCTATTGGGGTTATGCCACAACTAGTAGATAGGTTCTTCAAGATGAGAGACGCCTATGAACTCTTTCTTAAACAAGCAATAAAGAAAGGCGATGAAACAGAGATTAAAATGTGGAAGCAGCGAGTATGGGTTATTAAGCAAAGTACAAACGCTATATTTGGAGTCACTGATTATGAAGGTTTTAGGTTATATAAGAAAGAATGCTCCCAAGCAATAGCTCTATTTGGTAGAGAAGCTATTGAATGGACTATTAAAGAACTTAGGCGCATTGGCTATACTGTATTATATGGTGATACTGACTCTATCTTTATTCAACTATATAACACTGAACTTAAGAAGCAGATTGAAGAAATTAAAATGGTTGCTAAGTATATTCGTTACTTCTTATTTACTGAACTAGGTCAGAAGTTACATAAGATTGAAGGTAAACTAGATGAGAGTCCTTATCAGCTTAGTCCTAGAAGAATATATAGCGACTACTTTCCGCTCACTAAGAAACGCTATATAGGTAAGTATACATGGGACGAGAAGAGAGGCTTTCATACTGGCTACGACATAAAAGGTGCTGAGGCTATAAGGACTGACGCTAGCAAGCTTGAAAAGAAAGTTACAATCTACATTCTCAAGATGATAGTTGATAGAAAGACTATAAAAGATGGTAAAGCATATTGGGTTAAAGTACAGAAGGACTTCTGGCGCAAGAAGATGGATCCTCTAGAGATATCTTACCCGACTGGTATAAAGAAAAGAAGTATACAGGACTATAAAAAGACTTTACCAGCTCATATTAAAGCCTCAATATACAGCAACTTCTACTTAGGCACTGACTTTAGGTCTGGTGATAAACCTAGACGTCTATCAATAAAGCAGAAGAATCCTTCTATGGAACTCTTTGGGAAGACTACGTTTCCATGGGGTAAGAAGACTTACAAACTTAAAGATATTGCTATAGATGAGTATACTAAAATCCCTAAACCATATCTAGATAGCATTGATTGGGATAGAATATTTAAGAGACTTGAAGGCAAAGTTAAGCGTCTCTTTGAAAGATGGGAGAAGATTAAATAATGGGCAAACTATGGACTTTAACTGAAGATGTTGTACTTAGAAGACTTTACGGTTCAGCTTCATGGCCAAGATTATTTGCTGCTTTACCCAATCGCAATAAGAATTCTATTAAAGCTAGAGCTCGTACATTAAGTTTAATTAGAGACTCTTATGCGGTTGGTAGATATTTTCTGTATACCTTATGTAGTAAACATGGAAACATTCATCGAACTGAAATTGTATGGAAAGTTACTGAGAAAGGTAAGAAATATCCTACATGTCCTAGATTACATTGTGGTAGAAGATTAAGAACTGTTCCTAAGAATAGTAAACAGAAAAGACGTTATATTGATTTAGGTTTAATGGAGAAATTGAAAAGTGGAACCAAACAAGAATTTTAAGATGTTCTGGAGAAGGCTACATATGACGCGAATAGCACTTAAAAAGCTATTTACGTGTTCACATAAGTGTGGTAGAGTAATCTTAACTGGGTTTGCCGTAACTCCAGTATTAGGTTTAGTTCAGGCCAAGAATACTATATGTGTTAACTGTGGCACTGTTCTAGAGTCTCGTAGAATACTGCCTTTAGTAGTAAAGTTTAATAAGAACGGGGAGTAGAGTTAGATTATGAGAAAGCTAGATCCTAAAGTTCTTTCCTTATTAAAGGCGTTAAGTCAAGGTAAGAAGGAATCACCGATAAAATATAAACTTGCTTACGTTATCTTTCCTTGGCATAATAACCCAGAGTCTAATACTAGACAAGTCGGTGAGATATGTAGGGATATAATGGCCAAGCACCCTATTATAACTATCTCCAGTCACTTTGCATTTGACTTACTATATGGAGCTACTAATAATAGAGATCCGCTCCAAGATGTGTGGTCTCGACTGCCATCTGAAGACAAATGGCAGTGTTTACAGGTTGGTATAGCTGACCTAACTTTAGTTGCTAAATGTGATCTAATTATTGTCGCTCATCCGTTACAGTATGATGTTAGTCCCGGTATGTGCTGGGAATACTGTTTAGCTAAATTACTAGGTAAACCTATACTATACTGGAAAGATGGGAAGTTAAAGGAGAAATACCCATGGGTAGAATAAACCAAGAAGAAATGGAAAAGAGAACTAAAGCGCATTTAAAGTCTTTAATAGATCTTATGATTCAAAGAAATAAGAAGTACTCTACAACCGACATTACTAAGAAAGAAGCAACGCAGAACTTCTTAAGGAATGCAGAGTTAAATAAGATTTTTCGTTTAAAAGAGTTGATTGAAGAACCGTATGGGATCTCTATTCATTATGCCATACAGAAGATTGACAGATTAATTAATACAATTCTTATTGCTCATCAACAAAGTTATGATAGATCTATGGTATTACCACCACCTTATTTGCTTCATGCTGTGGATAAAGATTTAAAAAAGGTTATTTCAGACTCTGTTGATGACGCTATAGTCTATCTTATAATAACTAAACGGATTCTAGAGGAAATGAGATTATGAATAAAAAGAAGAAATGCCCACCAGATACAATATACTGTTCGATCATTAAAGATTGTTGTCCTAGAATAAGGAACTGCTTTGACTGTGAGAAGGTGAAGAAATGACTTTAGTTGAAGCACAAGGAATATCAGCTATCATTGTAATAATAATATGTCTTATTCTTTTATGTAAGATATTATATAACTATGCACATTAAGAAGATGAAAAGATGAGAAAACGTAAAAAGTCTGAAAAGTTAGAAGAAATAATACTTCAAGGTTTAATGGAGTATCCTGAGTTGACTACTAGAGAGTTATTCCTATTCGTTAAGAAGACTTTACATGATAGGAGCTTTGGCTATACTGTGGGAACGATATCAGCAGTCTTAATAAAACTTAAGAAACTTAATATAGTAGTAGAAGTATCTAAATACCCAGCATGTTGGTCTTTGAAATGAAGTTAGACACTTTAGAAGAGTTCAGTATTAAAGCTCTATTGAGAAACTTTAAGATCATTAAAATTGACGCTAAGTTCTGGAAGAAAAAGTTAGTTCAAAAGTATTGCAGATCATGTAAAAAGTCAGCTTCAGAGTGTAATGGTTGCCAGATTTATAAGACTTTATGTAATCTAATTACAATGGTGGAGGCTAAAGATTAATGCCATATAAGAAAGTAGTTAAGGTGATAAAGAATACTATTCGATACTTCTATAGCACTATTAAATATCATTATCAGCTAACTATCCTTGTAACAGTATATATAGCAATAATGACTGGTATAATGGCAGTAGTCTATTATTATCTGTGGTTATAAATATGCCCTATATATCTCAAGAGTTAAGAAGAGAAGTAGACAGGATAATAAAGAAGTCTACTAACATCTGTGAACTAAAAGTAGGACTTATAAATTTAAGTAAAGATCCTGATTCTATACTTGCTTATCTGTTCTATTGGTTGTTAGTTCATTCATATAGCATAGGGCCTTGGACTATTAAAGCAAAGCCTCTTAAGATTCTTTCAGATATAGATAAAGAATACTATGAGAGAGTATTAAAACCTTATGCTGATAAGAAGATTAAGGAGAATGGAGATATTTGAATAAGAAAAAAGAACTAATAGATTGTGGAGTATGTGGTAAAGAAAAGGTCTTACCTAGTCAACCTATGTGTGAAAAGTGTTATAGGTGGATACGATTTGGTAGGTAAAAAGAAAAAGAAGTTAGCTTTCTTAAATATACCAGACGTTGATGGAAAGGAACTAATAATGCTAATGAATGGCTTAAATGAGATTATTAAACAAAGCGATATAGATATGCCTTATGAACTAGTAATTATAGCTGGTAAACCATGGACTACTTTATCAAGAAAAGAAGTACTTGAACTACTAAAGGGCTTACAGCGAGTCGATAAGAATAAGTTTAGCGTTTAGAGGCTAAATAATGGTAACTAAAGAGCAGAAATTACGTACTAGATTGAAGAATATAGAACAAGCTAGTTTTACTCTTTTAGATTCTATTCAGAAAAAGATGGACTCTGGAGAAATACCATCTGATGAAGAAGTTAGATTCATTAAGAAGTTCACGTCTTTAATTAAAGATCTAGACATGATGAGGAAGACTTCTGTAGATATAGTCAAGAAACCTATTACTAATGAAAAGCTTGCAGATCTTATAAAGCGCCACGAAAAGTATGGAGTTAATGCCGATAAAATTATGGAAACTGCAGGTTACTATAAATGCACTAAATGCTCTTTATACCATAAGAAATTAGAAGGATGTCCATTTAAGGAGGTGAAGGTTTGAGACTATTTAAGAAAAAAGTAGTTAACCCTATATTAACAGACTTTGAAACTCAACTTAAAAAGAGAGGATTCTTATTAGTTAAAGCATTTTATGTTCGACGCGATGTTTACATTAATAGTAGAAGTGAGTTTATAAGCTTTGCAAAAAGACAGGCAGTACAAACAATATTCGTCGATGAAAGTCCTACCTATAATATTAATGATTATTTTTATTTAACTATTGGTGGACGTATAGTTAGTATAACATTGAGAAGGAGGGTTAAAGAATAGCAGAAGGTATTCATGAAGGATCAACTGTCTACGATATATTTTACCAGTGTAAAGCTTGCAGCAAATACGTTACATGTCCAATAGAACCTGGTTCTCCAAGAATGAAGTTAATAATAGAGAATGGAGATTGTCCTAACTACAACTTTAGCAGCACTACGCGATATAGGAGAGGCTTTAAATAAACTTTAAATACTGCTAAATGTAAAGATTATATAGAGTTAATTCCGGTGAAAGAATGAAGAAAAGAGAATGCGACTATTGTGGCGTAGAAGTTGATGTTCCAGACGATTTAGAAGATTATATACCAGTCTTCTGTTCAAAGAAATGCAGATATAAAGAAGCTGGTTGGTAAAAATGAATGAATATAAAGATATTGAAGACTTACTTAATAAACTTCTTAAAGAGAAGTATCCAAAGATAGCTAAGAACTGGGAAGTAAAATTAGTTAAAGTTAGATGGGATGAATAAAAAATGACTAAAGTTACTCTAAAAGACTTTGAGATTAAGTTGAACTTGATAAAATTGTATTGAGAATGGTGCAAGGAAGGAATTAACTGGGAGTGTTAAAATGGTAAAATGTCCTTGTCTTAATTGTTCATATTCTGTATTTATAGATGGATACTTTAAGCATACACATGATGATGTAGTGAAAAACCTTATATCACATATAAAACATAAACATACAATAGAAGAAATTTCTGAATGGTTAGAAAGATGTGTAGTTGAATATGTTTTAAAAGATGGAGACTGGTAATAAATGGTAGGAACGCATGGATCTCTTAGTAAAGCAGGTAAGTCTAGAGATAGAACTAAGCATCTAATAAAAAGAGACGAGAGAGGTAAAGTAATACATCATAATAAGCCTCATAAAAGCCCTTTAAGGAGAAATAGAAATAACTATCACAAGAAAGTCACTTTAGTACGCATTTATGGCCAAGATGCTTGCAAGAATCCTAAAGAAAGTGGAAAAAGAAGAAGGAGGAAACGTAGATGAGAGATGAAGTTCAAGTTCAAGAATGCGGTTGTAAAATAGGAAGGACAAAGGTTGGTATGTGGGTTTACGATTATCTATGCGATATACACGTTAAACAGGTTAAAAAGAATGGTAAATACTCTTTTGAGAAAGCATGTAAATTAACAGAGAAACTGAATAAAGACATGAAGGAGAAGACTAACTAATGAGACGTATAATGAAAACAAGTCTATTATATCAGATAGTGAATATAATATGTGCTTGTTTATCTTCTCTTTTAATATGGTGCCTTACTGATAGAGATTTTATGGCTACAATCATAATAACTTTAGTTATTTTACTTACTATTATTGCTATGTTAGCGCATTATGTTTCTCGCCAGTATATTATTAGAGAAGAATTGGAGAATAAAGTAAGATGAAGTGTCCAAACTGTGGAGAAAATAGAGAAGCATACTTTATATTTTCTTGTGGTGCATCTACGGCGAAATGTTTAAGTTGTGGTCACGAATTTGAGGTAGAATAAAAATGGCTAAGTGTCCAAACTGTGGTTATCCAAGAGTCAAATACAACGTCTCTAGAAGGCAGTATCATAAAGGACATTCTCATGGGAACATAGAACCCAGAAAAGACTTTAACGCTTATTGCCCTAAATGCAAGAAGAAATGGATAGATAGTAATGATCCAGACATAGTTCTAAAACACATAATAGAGAAGAATGATGAAATATTAAAGGGATTAGCATGACTAGAACTATTACACATCGAACTAAAAATAAGCATAGATTATGGCCTTTATGCCCGGAATGTAAACATGCCATGAGATATATATGTTCTAATACTTACATTTGTAGAGATTGCAAGATGAGAGCTACGTGGAACCATAATAGAAAAGAATGGGAGTTCGAAAAGAGTAAAAAACTATTATAAAGAGGTGAAGAGAAAAAATGTGTAAACTATGTGCAGAAGCACTAGAAAAACGAAATAAAGGAGAAATAACTAATGAAGAACTAGATTTAGTGATGATTAATTGTGTTAAAAAAGCAAGAAGAAAAGAATCTGAAGAACTTAAAAATAAAGGAGTATCATTAATTAAGGAGGTGTAATTAATTGAGCACTTCAAATAATGAATTTAAATGTCCAATGTGTAAAGGTACTAAACAGATTCCTCAACCAAGCGAAGTAGATTGTACTGCTGTTAAATACGATATATGCCCACTATGTGGTGGAAGTGGTACTCTTAGCGCAATAGAAATAAAAATTCTTAGTTAAGTGATTAGTAATGAGAGAAAAGATCCTCTTTATAAGAGTTAAAGATCCTGTGGAAGGCCAACCAGTAGCTTATCTTAAAATACCTGGAGAATGGTTCGGCAGTATTGAAATACCATACTATTATCTTTATTTTTATCAATAAAGTGTTAGATATGAAGCGTAAAAAAGTAAGTAAGTTCAAGCTAGAACAAAAGTGTAAGAATCCTAAGTGTAACAAGATGATCTCAATACCTATGGTTTACTGTAGTTCTATATGCTGGAGAGAATGTAATGGAGAAAGCTGAGTTCTGTTGGAACAGCAGAAGATGGATAGAATTAATGGTTCTAAGACTAGGAGCTCCAGATACGTGTCCTAATCAGAAGATGCAGTTAACTAAATGTGAAGAATGTGGGTATTACGAAATGCGAGAACCGACTAAGTATCTTCTTTATATAAGAAAAGTTTTAATGAGTTTCTAATTGTAGAAAGATTTAAAATGAATAACTATAAATTAGACAGTGTTATAAGATATATTTGTGATGAACATGGTTGAAGTTATAGTTAAAACGAGATCAGGGAAAGTTTATCCAGCAACAGACTGCAATCGAAAGCAACTAATTAAAGCTAGAAATAAGATTAATGCCATTATAGATAGAAGACTCTTAAAATAAATTGATGTTAAAAGGTCACTAGAAGTCACTAATTTAGTCGCTTTTTAATCGTTTTTAGTATACTATACTCTAGTCGAGCTAAAGGCCCTAGTACTCGGCAAGAGGTTTTATAATAGAGTGTAGGACTCACTAGAGAAGTAGTAGGAAGTATGCGCCGGCCTCCTTATACGGGAGTATTTTGCCGACGGAGAGGAGAAAGGTTTATATTCTAATATAGCGCTATATCTATTGAGCGCCAAAGAACGCCTGAGAACGGCCAAAGACCTTTCAGGCCTACAGGACCGCAAGGTTGTCTGGGGTCAAATAAGACATTAGAAGTCGGCGCTTAAGCATACTCCTGTCCCCATAAGGGATTAACAGGTTGAGAGCAAAGCGCAGATCTGATCGAATAAGATCGCTCCTTTCGGATGATAGATCTGTAGCCGCTCTCGTAATTCATTAACAACCACCACAGGCCAGTGGAGCTGCGTAAAGCTGGATGGTAGCTGAGGCTGCAGCGTAGCGCGACCTGATATACTCTTATACACTTCTTCTCTACAAGTCTAGTACCTGGAATAGACGTCAACATCCTTTATAGACACGCTCATATACAGTAGCGAGTCATGGCGCGACGTCAGCATACTACTTTACTGTCTCTATAATGGGAGGTCACTATTTTGCCGAGCACTCCTTATCACTACTATTAAATAATAAATCTTAAGAACTATTTGATGATGATGATAGTTGTAAAGAAAACATTTAGATATTATATAAATAGAATCATTGTGTTAAATGATAGAAAAGTTTTAATAGAGCCATCGGTTACTATCTATAGGTGAGAATGTAAATGGGTTATAAATTAAAAATAAAGTACAATAATTCTGAAGGGGAAGGAGAAATCATACTAACAGATAGTAACAAACTTAAAGCCACAGGTATTGTATTAAACAATGCTAATGCAGGACCAGCATTAATAGACTTGATTAGAAAACTTACATCATGGATGAGTAAGAATAATATACACTCTCTGGAGATAGAAGAAGAGTAACGTTTAAATAATTGTTTGAACATAGTTAAGTATGTCCCTGCTTCATAGTACTCTTCAATGCGTCTATGGAGACTTTGAGCCACAAGGGCTACACGAAGCTTAAGTGATGCGGCAATGCAGCGTACAAGACCAAGCCGTATAGTTTAATGAATATATACATCCTGAGAAACTGGCCGGAGTCGTGACCGGTTATGGCTCAGGCGGGATGGGAAGACAGAGGGAAATCAGAATACCTTTGTGTGTATGACGCCCTATCCTGATTAAAATATAATGGATCGTCAGGATGTTGCTGGGATGATAACATTCCTGGTTAATGATTAACACTTAACTTAACCTAATTAGGTGTTAATTGGCGTGGGGATCTTTGGTCTCCTTTGGCAAAGAGACGGGATGCACTACATACTTCACGTAGCCAAGTATGTTTGGTGGCATCCATCAATATGAACTAGAAAGCTTTAATAGTTCTAGAGACATTCATAGATTATACGGAGGTGAAACTATGGAATTAGAGAGATTTAAGGAAACTCTGCTTGAGTTCCTCAGTGATGTGACTACAATATCAGAGAAGGCAAAGACAACATTCATACATGATGATGGCTCCTGGGTACCTAATCAGGCGCCTAATGATTATGTAGTTCTGACTGACTTCTTATTGGTTAAAGTACAAACATCTACTAAGATACCGGATAGACCAATTCCTACTAGAGGAAAAGATGAAGAGACGACTCCAACAAATGAAGTACAAGGAGGAGAGATATATCATTGTATAGTTAAATTTGCATTCTTTACGGAGAAGAATGTTTACTATATAAGTGCAACATGGCTAAACAACACTGCTCAGTATTTAGGTGCTATGTGTAATAGCCGTACCTCTAGGCCTGGAGAGAATTGGGTAAGAGGTCATGACTTACCAGACGGCTACTTCTGTCGCGAGACATGGGAAAGGATTAAAAATCGCTTTGTAAAAGGCGAGATGAAAGCCTTGTCTAAATACATCACTAGCGGTCGGTATATGTATCCTCAAGCAGACATAGAGAAAGAAGTATGCGGATAATATAAGAATAGACCAAATTTGGACTAATGATAGTCCATACCTCTTTTTATATAGATTTAATGTAGTATGCCATAAAATAGGTAACTACTTTAAAGCTTGTAAAAGAAAGATTTAAATAACAAGGAGTACTTATCTTAATCGTGTTGAAATTGCCTGAAAGATTAGATATTAATCCAGATGTGGATCATCCAGATAACGATCCACCAACTCTATCTTGGTATGAAGCGGTTACACCAAAGACATGTAAAATTTGTAATGGGTCTTTAGGACTTATAGAGCATTATGATCATGATGGCGGATGGTTAGTTGACGGCTTTGAAAAGAAGCAGTGGCTTTACCGTACCTGTTTTAAGTGTGGATATCAGTGGGCTATTTGGAAGCTGGGCGTTCCGAGGTAAGGTTTAAATAATACCGGGTACCTAAGATAAATAGGTGTTAAATTGAAAGTAATTTGCAGCTCTTGTAACGTTTTAATGCAACTGGATAAGATAGGTCTAGTACTCTATAATCTTACAGTTGATGATTGTGTTGCATTCATTATTAAAGCTGATCAATATAAATGTCTATGTTGTAACTCTTCAGTTATAACTGATATGGGTATACCATTCTACTTTCCACACTCTTTATCAATGGAAGAGTTTAAAGAGAAATTTAAGAAGAACTTATGTTTAAACTATAGTTGGTTGTAAAATGGGTTATACAAATATAACTGAAACAATGAGGCTTAACCGCTATAACCTGAAGAGGCTAACGGAGGAAGAACTAGATCATCTACAGAATTCGGAACATCTATCAGCAAAGTTTAAATTAGCTTTATTACGCTTTAGAAGTGTGAAAGTAAGATGACTAAAATAAAATGTCCTCAGACACACTGTAAAGATAATAAAGAAGGATTCTGTCAGGCAAAAGAGATAGAATTAGAACAAGAACCCTATCACGCTCCTGAATGTATGAATATGTATTGTCCTTGGAAGAAAGATTAAAACATGTTCAGAATAAGAGGAACAGATAGACGTAAAGAGTTCGTAAAGGGTACTCTAGTAGAAGCTCAACAGATCCGAGGTAAGAAGGTAGAGTACTTTAGTCCGGAGACAGGTTTTATCTTACTTAAAAGGATAATGCCTATTAACTATACTAAGAAAGTCATACAGAGAGCTAGATCAGCAGCTAAGCTTAGTTTAGAGACTCCTCTCTCATTAAGAGAGTTCTATTATACTTTGAGAGTTACACCAGATCTAGTTAAAGCTTTCGATACTGGTAATCCAGACGCTATCTATCCTATGGTATTGAGAGCTATATGTGACGTTGAGATCTTATGTGATATAGGCCGAGAGTACTTTACAGTGGGAAACCTTAGTAAAGGCTTTATCTACTATTACCACTCTGAGAAGTTTAGTGACAAGGACAGAATGATTGCATTCACTGAGAACATAGCTAGATCAGCTCTAGCTGACGAAGAACTAGAAGCATGTGAAAACATTATAGTAATCGAGAAGAACGCTGCAGCTACTAGGTTAGTTGATCTAGGTATGTCAGAGCTAACTAACAGCGTTATAGTGACAGTTGGTGGAAACTTTAACCGAGCAATATGGGCTCTAACTGACAGGTTTAAAGACTCTAAGAATATCATATACTTTTGTGACGCTGATGCCTACGGTGTAGACATGCTTAGGACTATAGCTGTAGGGACTAAGAATAGTAGACATTTAACATTTAAGTTTCCTCCAGCAAAGAACCCTAACATATACTTAGCTGGTCTATATCCGTCTGTCGGTGAGAGTTTAGGACTACCTAACGACGTCCAGCAGAAGAGGCCTTTAGCTAACCCATTCGTACAGAGAAGGATTAACTTCTTACGTAGCCACGGGCTACTAAACCAACAGGATTACGATACATGGATGAGAGATAAGACCTACGAGCTAGAGTCTCTTTCTACAGCTTATAAGAGTAGGAAGGACGGTAAACCTATAGGCTTAGCTATTCACCTGATAGAATACATGAGGCTCTTTGAGATACCAGTTAAGCCTCCTCTTCCACCAGATGAAGAGTTGGAAAAAGAGTTTAGGAAGAAAGCTTACGAAGAGCTTAAGAGTGAAATTGAAGAGAAGCTTCAGTATCCTAAGGTAGTATGGGATCTATACTGGCACTTTGAACAGGCTAAGAAGGATTTAATAGAAGAGATCTTTGAAGACCTTAAACCAGAATACGATGACGCTTTAGACGAAGTGACAGCTAAAGAGATTAAGTTCCATATCTATAAGCAGTTTGAAGAGGATCCAGAACGGGCTACATACGATCTTAAAGCGATAGCTCATAAGCTTAAAGTACAGTTTGACATTAAACCAGAATGGAAAGCAGATGAACTTACAGAGAGAGTTGAAGGCGCACTGGCAGACTATAAAGCAGAGGTTGTCGAGTTCGTTAAAGAAGTTGTCTTTGCTCCAATACATAACGAGACTACTATCATAGACACCTACGACTTGATACTTCAGAAGCTGGGTGCGGACCCGGAGGATTGTAGGAAAGTAAGAGAAGCTCTAGAGAAGAGGTTTAAGGAATGAAAAGAACAGCAAAATGTGATTTGTGTGATTTTGAAATAACAAAAAATGGACATTGGCAAACTCGTAATGCCATTCATAATCACATCAGAACAGTGCATCCGAAAGAATGGGCAAAACATTTTGAATATAATAAAAAGATAAGACACCAAATAACAAAGTTAAGACAAAAAATACAACTACTTTGGAAGTTTATAGATTGACTCATCGAGAACTAGAAGTTTATCTTGGTAGAGGCCTTTCGAATAGAGTTTATCGCAAGATTACTGATGAACGGATAACTGTTTGGATAGACGACATTAAAGTGTACGATTCAGAAGACTTGGAGGATTAAAGATTACACAAAATAATGAGAAAGAGAAACTTAAAGAGTTAATGTTAAGTAACTTTGGTCAGATAGTAGATAAAGAAGAAATTATGAAGATCTTTAAAGAAGAACTTAAGAAAGAAGCTAAGCGAATTATAAAGACTTACTTTGAACAGATTGTTCCAGATGAAGCTAAGATGTCTGACTTAATAAGAGATGTTATAATTAGGATGGTAAAGAAATGAAACTTAAGATTTATAATTATGGGGAAACTACTTATGGTATTAAAGAGTTTGGAGCAAAAGATAGAATTGAGAGAGTAGATGTTACTTACTTTGCTAGAATTAGATCTAGAAATGCAATGCTTCAAAGACTTTTAAAACTTCCTAATATGGATACTTCTTCGGTTAATTGGATTAGACAGAGAATTTCTCAAGGAGAAGGTGGAATGGAAAAGATTGTAACCGACGATTCAATCTATGTAATAACTGATCATGATAAAATTATTGGTAAATTCACTTTAGATAATCAGTGGATTCCTTTTGATCCACCATTGAAACCATATAGACCTTGGTTGGATGAATATAAATGAATTATTTAGAAGTGTTCTTTCTTGGTTTCTTTGGTAGCTTTTTTGGGACTATGGTAGCTTTTATAGTCCAATACTGGCTCTATAAGAAACAAGTAGTCGCCTTTAAGAGATTAGAGAGATACGTCCAAAGAGCTGTGAGGAGATTAAAGAGTGGTAGGTAAGAAGTTCTGTTTGATTTGCAAACGGGGCGATCTTAAGACCTGGGAGTCTGTATGTAATTACTGCTGGAAGAAACTTGAGGAGCATGATAAGTGCTGGATGTGCCATGGAATAGGAACAGTACCAGATAGACGTTTAAATGGAGAAGTTTCAGAAGTACTGTTATGTCCTAAATGTAACGGAACTGGATTTGTAGGTAAATGGAGAGAACAAATGATTGTACTTAATACCTTTAGGGAAGAACTCCGACGTAGTGGTATTGATCTATTCGATAGCCCTTGGTGATTGAATGACTGAAGGAACATGGGACGAGCAAGAAGATAAGTTAGTTAAGAACTTTTTAGCCGGTAAGATAAACGCTAAGATTCTACTAGAAGAGTTTACTAAAATAGACAGGAAGAGGACTGGTTATATAAAATGAGAGAAGATCCTTGTAAGACTTGTTTGATGCCGGTTTGCTGTGCAAGGTGTAGAGCATTTAGAGCTTTTCTCAAGTAATCTTTATAAAGCTTAGGAACCTAGTTCTCTTATAGGTGTTTGGATGCAAGCAATTCTAACTCCTGAAGAGATAGTAAACATACACGATACTGTTCTATATCCTGTAGTTAGGGTAAGAACAAGGAAAGCAGGCGGGACTGGAGTAATCATTTACAGCAATCCTTTACCAACAGCTAAAGATATTAAGCGACCAAAACATGAAGCAGTATCTAAAGTGGTAAAATATGAGACGTATTTAGTGACATGTTGGCACGTTATTGAAGATGCTATAACATGGAAAGAGAAGTGGTCAGACATAGCTAAAAGGAATATTAAAGTTGAATCTAAGGAACAGGTTACAGTAGAAGTCTTTGAGTACGAAGAACTCTCTAGATGTATAGGCGGAACTACATACAAAGCAGACATTATGACTTGGAACAAAGAAAAGGACTTAGCAGTTCTTAAACTGAGAACAGTTAAGCGGTTTGTTGATGTAGCTAAACTATATCCTAAAGGCCAGGCAGACAAGATTAAACTCGGTGAGAGTATGGTAGCTTGTGGTTGCTCTTTAGGTCATGAACCGCTATTTACCTTTGGTAACCTAGTAGCTAAACATGACATGATAGATAATGAGGAGTATTGGCTAACTACAGCAAACACAGTATTCGGCAATAGTGGAGGACCAGTGTTCTTACTTAAGACTAAAGAATATCTAGGCAACTCTGCTAGGATCTCCGGTGTACGTATGGGCTTTGGCTTCGACGTTATCACATGGATGGGATTCTTCATACCTATTGACAGTATATACAACTTCTTTGATGAGAAGTTCCTACAGTTCCTATATGATCCTAATACAACTAGTAAGATATGCGATGCCAGAAGAAAGCGGAAAGAAAAAGAGGAAGAGAAGAAGCTGCTCGTGCCGGGTGGTTCTTCATCTTCTGATAAAGATGAAGCAAAGACTCCTGAAAGTACGGACTCAATAGATTGGACTGAATCAACAATTAGTAGCTAGTTTAAAACTAGCTTCTATCTTTCTCTGGTGCTGTGTATGAATACTGTTAAGCGTATGGCAGAGTCTAGGCGTAAGCTTAGACAAGTAGCCGATATGGCCCATGGGGTCTATCTTAGAGCTGAAACTAATAAAGGTGACTCTTGGAGAGACGTAGATCGACATATCATACTTGCTAAGATACTTCTTAAACTCGATGAACTTGTAAATAAGCAGAATATTAAATCAGTTCTTGATACGATAAATTGGCTTGAAATGTATGGAGCTAAACTGGTGGAGAAAGAGAATGGGTCAATTTGAACAAGGTAAGATCTATCCATGTCTTAGATGCTCTAATCTAATGGAATGGGTGTGTATGCCAACAGGTGAAATATGGACTATGGTACGTATTGAGAAAGATAAAACAACAATGCATTTTGGTCTTCTACACTGTCTTAAATGTGGGAACGCACAGATGCAGAGGTTTAAGATTGAAACTAAAAAGAATTAGAATAACTCCAGAGCTTTTAGTTGCACTACTTAGAGGAAATTATAGACACTTTACAACTGAACCTAGATTACCAAGAGATCTTAAGATTGTAGATATTACTCGGACTTTTTATCCATATCCATCAAATACTTTTGATTTAATAGTTGAAAGTGAAGAATTTGAAGAACTAAAAGAAGCTGAAACTATACCTGATATTGAACTTATTTGTCGTGATATACCAACAGTAGATGTATGGGCTATAGATCCTGATACCGAAAAGAAGATTAAGGTTGTTATTGAAGGTGCCACAGTTTATTAACAAGACAGCTCTAGATATAGAGAAGGCACTTGAGAGAGGTATTGTACACAGAGACTATATTGCTCATTGTCTTCGTTGGAATTTTGTTCTTAAATTTGCTAAGAGAGGCATGAAGATTTTAGATGTAGGTTGCGGTAATGGTATGTTGGCCCAGGTTCTTTATTCTAATAAATATAAACCTGCTCTCTATGTTGGTATAGATATTAGATCTTCAGTAATAAAAAAGATGTTGGAGAGAAAAACTAACTTTCCAAAGATAGGTTACGTAATGGATATACGGTTTGGTATTAACCGATTAGGTGATATTGAGAGAGAAGAAGGTTTTTTTGATCTAATTACTTGTTTTGAAGTCATTGAACATTTTGAGGTTCAATATATTGAACATGTGCTCAAAGAAATGAATCGACTACTTAAACCTGGTGGTGTTCTACTTTTATCTACTCCTAACTACGATGGAGTCCATAAAGCAAGTAATCATATTCACGAGTATCGAGAAGGAGAGTTAGAAGGGTTCTTAGGTAAATACTTTACTATCGAGCGCAAAGTAGGAACCTTTGCTAGTCAGAAGGATATCTTACCAGTTATGAGCGGAAGTGAGACATATATCTTTAATCTACTTAAGCAGTGGTTTGACTCTAACGTGTTAAGCGTTATATTTGCTAGTCTTCATCCGAGTCAGAGTCGTAACATACTATGGGTATGTCGTAAACTAGAAGGAAACTTTATTAAGAATAAGCAGCTTAGTTTAAGATGAGAACAATGAAACAGGGTAATCTAATAGACTTTGAGCCTACTAAAGAAGAGAAATACGAGATTTATCTAAGAGAACTTAAAGACTGTCGGAACTGTACTTTAAAGGATGACGGTCAGCATTGCTGTCCAGGCTGGGGTAATCGAAATGCAGATGTTATGTTTGTAGGAGAAGCTCCAGGTGAAGTAGAGAACCCCGCTTTAAGGGGTTTAGCTTTTGTTGGTAACAGATCTAGTGATATGTTCTATAAAGCAGTTAAGGATACGTTCGGAGTTTATGGAGACATTTGGACTACGAATATAGTTAAGTGTAATCCACCCGGTAATAGGACTCCAACTGAGATTGAAGTTAAGATATGTAGTACATTTATTCTTAAAGAGGTTCATATTGTTAAGCCAAGAATGATTGTGGCTTTAGGTCGAACAGCTATTAACTATTTTATGCCGCACATGAAAGGTAGATCTATTAGATCTATGCTTGGTTCTAGGTTTACTTGGAGAGGAATTGATTTGTATGTTTTGTACCATCCTGCTTATGCTTGCCGTAATGGACCTAAGTTTGAGAAGGTTTACCTAGGTTGGTTCAAAATACTTAAACGGAAACTGGATGAGTTGGTATCTAATGGGAGAGAATGAAAGAGAACGGATTAAGTTCAAGATAGTCATCTCTTATGATGAGAAGTGTAAGAAAGCGAGAGAAGAGAGTAAGAAAGCAGGAACTATACGATCTTTTATTACGATAAAAGTTACTCCTAAAGATACAAAGAAGAAAGTAGTAGAGAATGTTCTTATTTATGCTCTGAACTGGATGCTAACAGGAGATCCAGAAGCATTAGAACGTTATGTTAAAGAATTAAAGAAAATGCCGGTGGGTATAGTATGAGTGAAGAAGTACGAAGTTGTGAAGGTTGTCCAATAATTGGTAATTGTGAAGCATGTCAACATCATAATGTTGGTCCTAATGAACGTTGTGAATGTTGTAGTTACGTTATAAGGTGTACTTCAAATGCTTAATGAAACTTGTCCGGTAATTAAAGAATTTTGTGATGGTCTAATCGTGCATCTAATTAAGAGTGGGACTTACAAAGGTGGATCTCTATTATGGTGTGCCGATGAGCAGAGAGATCCTGTTTATATGGATTATTGTCCTAGGAAGTTACCAGAGTTGGAAGGAAGAGAAAAGATAAGAAGGATACAGCATCTTAAAGAGCTGGGTTTAAACTGTCCGGAGTATATGGTAATAAGAAAACCATCGGACACCGAACTACTAAAAAAATATCCTAGATGGAGTATTAGGAGCTTTCCTACTATAGGTTTAAAGATAAGTACTTCTGATCTTCTTCAATTAAAAGAATTTAAAGCCTTACTTGAACCTAGTATAGTACCTCCACATGCACCATCAATAAGCACAACGCTTGCTATACCTCTTTGTAAAGCTATGCTTAAACTAGGTTATTATCCAATGCCATGTCCAGTAATAGATCCTAAAGATGCTCAGTGGGCTGGCTGCGCTATTAGAACTCCTAAAGGTGTTACATTAGAAATAGCTGTAGGTCCAGTGATGGTCCGTAAAGTTAGTAGAGATGGCGAAATAGACGTTAAATATAAGAACATAACTAAAGACAAGTTGAAACTCCTCGACAACATCTTAGTTAAAACTGCTATACTAGAGATTTTACAGAAAGTCCCTGTAGGATTTGTTTTAGAATTAAGTTGGTATAACGTGCCTGTTGGGTATCAAGATTCACATCTGATCTTCTGGGACATTATGCCGAGTAATAAGTATATGGTGTAAAAGATGAATATAGAAGTAGGAAGTTGTTTAGAAGCGATTCAACGAGCAGCAACTCATGTAGTTGGAGTTGGTGAAGAATTTCGTAGGTCTAGTGGATCTTGGTGTATGTGCGATGCTACAATGACTAAAATGATAGAAGTACAGAATACTACTATAACTATTCAGAATCCTCTATTTAGATGGAATACTCTTTTAAGTAGAGGAACACTAGTTGAGACAGTAGACTTTCTATTAGGCCTTAATCCAGGGTTTATACCGAATGTCTGGGACTACTATGCGAAGAAGATTGCTCTTAGAGGGAAACTACCTTATACTTACGGTGAGAGAATCTTTGGTGGAGAAATAGACCAGTGGAAGCATGTAGTTAAGTTATTGAAAGAGAATCCTACAACTAGGCATGCTACTATTCTTATGCACCGAGTTATTGATAGAACTAGAGATTACGTACCATGTACATTCTTATGGCACTTTCAAGTAGATAAGGACAAGCGACTGAACATGACTACGACTATGAGATCACAGGATGTCTTTAAAGGCTTACCCGGTGATCTATTTGCTTTTACATTGTTCCATGAGCAAATGGCACTAGAAACAGATTTAGAACTTGGAGAGTATACACACTTCTGTTGTAATCTACATCTATATGAACCTGGCCATGAGAAGGCTTTAGATAAGATCTTTAAGGCTAAAGAACCATCTTCAGCTCTAGAAGCCGATCTCTTAACTGAAGAGTTGAAATATGATCTATATTGGGGTATTAGAGGTTTGACAGTTAGCGACAAAAGGCTTAAATTAAAACAACTAGAGAACTTTATTACTTCGACGAAAAGCTATTGGGAGAATTATATAAATTTAATAAATGGTGGTTATCCTGATCCTAAGTGATAGATTAATACGAGCTGCTATAATTAACGAGCAGATCAAGATAGAGCCTTTTAATGAAGAAAATCTTAGACCCGTAAGTTATGATCTAACTGTAGGAAACATATTCGAATTTATGGGTGAAGTTCCAATGATGAAAGATCCAGAGACTTGGTTAGAACCACATACTCTTTATGGTATTGAAACTATGGAGACAATAGGAGTTAAAGATTTAACAGGGTTTATTAGTATAAGATCCTGGGCTGCTAGGCAAGGTATATTCGCTTCTTACTCTCATTTAGTGGATCCAGGTTATTTAGGTAAATTAACTTTTACTATACTTCCTAAACTTACTAGAGTTTTGTGTAAGAAGAATGTAACTAGTATGTTTCAGATTCTATTCTTGGAGAATTCTTTAATAGATAAGCTTTGGGAAGGAGACAGCAAGCACTTCTAGGAGGTGATTGCTTGAGTAAATGGTGTCCAAAATGTGAATGGGCTGGTAATGAATCAATTGCTAACTATTGTAAGTTATGTGGAACACAATTAATAGTGCAGAGATTTGAATACTGTTCTGATCCATGTTGTAATAAAACGTATTTAAGCCCTTCTAATGCTTCTTATTGTGAACAATGTGGAGCAGAGTTAGAGGTTAGTAAGAAATGACTGAAGTTAAAGCTATTAGAGATCTTATATCTAGAGCGAATAGTCTAGAAGAGATCATTAATATCTGTAAGATCTGGAGAGATATACTCTGCAAGAAGGTTAGGATTAAGTTCAGACCTTACCAGACAGAGTTTAGTGACAGGATTATAGAGTTCGTTATTAGTGAAGGCATTATTGGTAACGAGATTACAGTAATGTTTGCTAGGCAAAGTGGCAAGACTGAAACTGTAGCCCTGACTACTCTTGCTTTAGGTCTATTCTATATTCTCTTTATGTGGCAAGACTTTGACACTGGTCTATTTGCTCCGGTACAGAGCATGATTACTCATGTTACTAGGAATAGGGTTAGGAAGAGATATAAGACTGCTAGGAACTGGTTAGCTAAAGAAGGTATTACTCAGATTGCTGGAGAAGGTATTACTTCAAGTCTATTTATTTTAGCCTGTAAGACTAGTAATAAAGAATTCTCTATCAGGAGTCTTAGTGCTGGGGATAGAGCTGAGATTATAGGAGAAACATTCAGATATATGGTTATAGAACAGAGTGAACTTATTAATCCTATGAAGCTTAAGAACGATATATTTCCTATGGGTGCTGAAGCTGGGGGAGTTAAAGTACTAACCGGTACTGCTAGTCCTTATTTAAAAAATGATTACTTTAGGAAAGCTATAGATAGATGGAATGATAATCCTAGAAAGAATAAGAGTACATCTGATTGGGTTAAATGCGTTGACTGGAGAGAAGCAGCAAGCTGTTCGTCAAAATATAAAAGGTATGTAGAGAAAGAACGAATGAGGATGGGGCCAGACAGTATTGAATTTAAGACACAGTTTGCTTTAGAATGGGTTGGTTTAAAAGTTAAATTTATCACATGGGACGACTTAACTTTATTAGAACAGGACTACATTTCTAAACCAGAGAACTTAAGATTTGTTGGTATGGATGTAGCTCAGGCTGGAGATTCTACTGTAGTTACTGTTATAGAGATTAATGGGATTGACATCCATATAATAGCATGGCTAGAGTTAGAAGGAGTAAACTATGAGGATCAAGTTAAACTCATAGCTGAATGGCTAGGTCAGTTTAGACCTATTCGCTATATGCTAGTCGATATAGTTACTCTGGGTAAACCAGTCTTTGACTTCCTTAAGAGAGAACTTAGACATCTTTACCCACCACTAGGTTTAAGAATAGATGGGTTCTATGGGTCGAGTAAGAGTAATGATGAGATGTTTAAAGCGATGGACAGGGAGTTTACTCACGGTAGATTACACTACTCTAAGAAGACAAAGCAAAAGAAGGAATTGAATAAATTTATGGAACAACTTCTAGAGTTAGAGAGGACCTATTCAGCAATGTATTTAAAGCTTCATCACCCACCTGTTAAAGGTAAACATGACGATTATCCTATGTCTTTAGCTATGGCGATTTATGCTTTTAAAGAGAAGAGTTTTCGGGGAGGAGTAGCTTTTGTGGAGCTTTAAGACATGGAGATTATATTAACACATTGTAAATGTAAAACAGATCCATTATCTCTTTTCTTAATGAGTCTTCAGCTACGCCCATCATACTATTGTCCTAAGTATAAAACATTAAGTCTTATGAATACACCTGAATATTGGTTAATATATACTTTGAATCATGAGATGATTCATGAAGTTTTAAATGAGATAGAAGGTGAACATACTGGTAAAGCTTTCGATAACATATTTATAAAAAAAGCTTTGAAGGATGTAGTATTAATAAATAAATATATGTGGGAAGACGGAACACCAAAGTTTAATTAAAAAGTGATTGTACTAATGATCTAAGTGATATTAGTCATATTAGTAATTTAATTAATTTGACTTCTTCATTGCTTCTGATTGTTGATAGTACTTACATCTCCAATTGTCTCCTGTTCCTCGTCTAGAATCAATTACTCCAGCTTCTTCTAACTCGATAAGTATTTGGCTTACACGAGATATATCTATTTGATTTATATAACTCTTTTAACATAGTAGTTATTGCAAGAATTTATTCTGAGTAGCCACATAGAGGGGCAGAATATGCGACCAGAACCTTTACCTGTTCTTAAAGGTAAAAGTGCAAAAGAATTCATGAAACAAGTAGCGAAGCCCTCAAGTCAAAGAGATTTAGAGACTTTCAAGAAAGCTGAAAAAGTTTTCAAGGGAATAAAACCAGCAAAATAGAAACGTTTTAAGTTAGATTAGATCGTTCTGAACAATCAGATGCGGCAACTCGCTATTGTTTTCCCTTGGGTAAGGAAGAACTGTGACTTAGTTGACTAAACCCATGTCGCCATGTTAACTCTCGCTCTAATTTAATCCTTTGATTTATATACTTCTTTTAGCATAGTATTTAGTGTACATAGTTTTGGGGACGAGTATTTGTCGAGCAGAGGGAGAAGGGGAAGTAGGGCAGCTAAGCTTGCAATGAGGTTAAATCCAACTCAGAAGAAGCTTAGTAGAAGGCAACGCCTTGTTAAGACTCTAGGATCTTTAGTAGGTATTAAAGTTGAGAAGACACGGGCAGTAATGCCTACTTATGTATTTGAAACGGAACCTGTAGTTAGAAGGCCAGCATTTGATTATATAAGTCTATTTGAAGTAGCTACCACTTCATGGCCACTGCGTAGAGCTTTTAGAGCTATTGTTCAGGAGTGTATGAGGAACCGTTGGGATATTAAGCCTAGGTTTAAGTGGAAGTGCAAGAATGAAGAATGTAGTAAAGAGTTCGATACTACTCCTAAGGATGAAAAGTGTGATAGTTGTAATGGAGACCTTAGAAAGCCTGATCCTAAACAGGAACAGATGTTTAGAGAACTTCTTAGAGCGCCTAATGATGAGTATAACTTTGATGACTTCGTGCGTTCAAGCATATTCTATGACTTGTCTTTAGATGATTGGTATTGGAGTTTTACATGGTTAAGAAAGCCTAGGACTAAAGCTGGATTAACAGTCTTAGATGAAGATACTAAGAAACCTGTTTATGATTATACGCCTAAAATGATGTATGTTGAAGATAGTAGGTTCGTCTTTCCTATAGCAGATTCGTGGGGAAGATTAGGCAGTACTCAGTACTTCTGTCCTGTATGTTATGATAAGCCAGAACACATGGGACAAGACGTATTCGAAGACTTTAAAGGTGAAACTCAAGAATTTATTAACGAGCAAGTGTGTAAGGAGTGTGGTGGACCTCTAACAGAAACTGCTTACGTTCAAGAGATTGGTGGAGCTATTAGAGCTAGGTGGGGTAAAAATGAGATTATTCATGGATCTAGTTCTAGAGTTATACCTCAGCTATTCGGCAACAGTAAGATTATTACAGTATGGACCATAGTTCAGACGATCTTAGCTATGGATGGTTACAACTGGGAAGTGTTTAGCGAGGGTAAAGTAGGATCTATTATAGGTTTTCCAGGCGAAGACGATATAGAAGTAGCTGCTAGAAAAGCTTCTATTGAGGAAGAAATTAAGAAGCTGGACACTGAAGATATACAGACAGGGAGGATGATGACTAGTAAGAAGATTAGGACTCTAATGATAGGGATAAAAAAGGGTGAAGAACTTAAAAGATTATCAATTATGGAAGACCATAAAGCTATGCAGAGTGTAGAGTTTTATAGGATGTATATAGAAGCTATCTGTGGGGTGTATGGTGTTACGCCTTCTTTTGTAAGCATACCTTCTACAGCCGGTAGAAGTCCTAGGATGGAGATAGAGGTTCAGAATAGAACGACTCAAGACCACCAGAGTAACTTTGCTGATTTATTCAATGATGAACTGTTAGCTAAGTTTAAGATTACTGATTGGATCCTAGTCTTTAATGCGGTTGAAGAGAGAGATGAGTTTAGAGAGATGCAGACTATACACACTAAACTTGCTGCAGCTTTAACGGGTCTACGTTGTAACTTTAAGGTAGAAATAGACGAAACTGGAGAACTTCACGTAATAGGTAAAGGTTCTCTACCGGAAGTTGGTGGACTAGGTTCTAGAGCTAGCGAGACACCTAGGCCTATGGAAGGTAAACCAGGAGCTACTGTTGAAGGAGCACCCAGGACAAGCCAAGGTGAACATTTTATGTTAACGGAAAAAGGAACAGCTGGATTACCTATCTCATGGGAGAGTCTAACGCAGATAAGACTAGGCTCATCGGTATTTATGCTTGAACAAGATCAAGATGAAGTCTTTATATCTTGGAATGCAACTGAAATTCAAGACACTAGAACTCCTATACTTAATGTGGGTAAAGCACTGTCAAACTATTTAAGTATAGTACTTAATTGGATTGGTACAAGAATACTTAGTGGAGTTGAAGGTTTTAACAAAGAAGATTATAATGTAATGTGCGATGGTATAACTCAAGGCTTTAGAAGAGACTTTGATACTACAGTACCTATGTTAGTTATGTTAGCTAATTACTTTGAAAACCTTGGACAAGCTAACTTAGCAGAGAAGATTGATAATCTAAGGCGCAGATGGATGAATCTAGAACTTAGTAGAATAGTACCACCTTCTCAAGGGACTACTGAGGGTAGTGGTGAAATGCCAGAGACTGCACTGTTAAGTTCTAAAAGTAAAGCAGCTAAGCCAATGGCTAAAGCTCCTTATGGAATAACCTATGAAGAAGAAAGACTCGCAGACAATCTGAATAAGATAGTTAAATGGGCAGTAAAGCAAGTTAAAGGTGGGAGGACTAAAAAGTCTATAAAAGCTAAAGCTAAATTAAAGGCTAAACGACTTATAGAGAAAAGTTATGAAGCAGTGCATCGTAGAGGAATAAAGCACGCTCAGATTAGAACTAAACAGAAGAATATCACCTTAAGTAAAGAGCAGATAAGAAGGTTAGAAGACTTTAAAGCTATAGCTTTAAGAGATTTTGTGGAGATTTTAGGAGACAGATTGGGGTAGTTTAGAATAGGTGGTAAAAATGGGAGACACTCCAACTGTTGGAAGAGTTAGAGTTAAAGCTCTAGCCGGTCGTGATCCGACTACTGGTAAAAATTACGTTATTCAGATAGACTCTAATGGAAAACTTATAACTAATTGAGATGGATGGAATGCCAGACACTGTAGAAGTAGGAAGAATTCCACATATAGCTTGGGCAGGTTACGATCCAGTAACGAGTACTTATTATGTAATTCAGGTTGACACTAATGGTAAAGTACAGATTACTAGTGCTACATTAACTACAATTCTAGAAGAGATACAGAATAGTACTTACGGCTTAGAAGCATTAAAAGACTTATTAGTTACTGCACAAGCAGATTTAGATAATCCAAGTCAGTATAAAGCAGATGTTAGTGCATTAGCCTTAGAAGCTACAGTAGCAGCATTAAATGATCTAGCACAATCTGATATATTATCTGATGCTACACCCTTTGATGGCGCAAGTATAGCACTAATTAAAACTGAGACTGATAAAATAGCAGCTTTAGTTACAGAGTCGGGAAGTCATCCAACCTTAGCTGAGATAGAAGCCTCAACTGTACTAGCACTCGAAGCAACTTTAGGTACTCTCAATACAGATATGAAAGCAGACTTTGATAGACACTTAACTAGATGGGATATATGGAGCGAGAATGTTAGTGTAGTTCAGATACCAGCTACAGCGGATCAAGATATAAACTTGCCAGATGTAGTAGTGCCTGCCTTACCTACTGGAGCTACAATCTTTAAAGTATATTTACTCTTTAAATGTTCTATTATAAGAGACACTAGCGGCTCAGATAACGGAATAGACGAAGCAGGAACAATAGAAATAAAGAAGTCTGGTGATTCATGGGATGCAGGAGATTCAGAACAGTTAACTGCTTACGTTATTTTAGATAATGCATGGACTGTAGATGTAACTAATGTAGGTAGAGACAGGGGAGGAGATGCTTTTATAGGAAAGACTGATATCAGTGACGCGGTTGATGGTGCAGATACTTATAATTTAAGGTTAGAGAGTGTATCTGCTGATGGAACTAACTTAGAATTACATGATGTAGCAGTTGGATTACGAGTTATCTTCTATTAGGTGATATGATTGGTATATGAAGACTTTACTACTTATACAGAAGTTGACCCGAATAGCCATATTGGTTTGGTTGGAACCGACCATGTTGATTTTAAGGCGTATAGTAATGAAGAGGCTCTTTTGTATCTTGATAAAGATGCAGGGTTTTTTACTGATTTTGAACATCTAATAGATGTTAAAATGAATGATCATTCGGGTGATAACTGTCCTTCTATGGTGTGGTTGCTTTCAAATGATGTGGATAGTTATTATGGTTTACATCTTGCAAGTAAACATCATATTGGTATTGAAGCTTATTGGTATGAAGCTTGGGGAGCATACCGTTTTAGAGTGTGGGAGAGTTATGGAGGAACACCTTATGTTGACACTTCCATTGATATGACAAAAGGTACTATGTATTATTTTGATATAATAAAAGATGGAACAAGTTTAACAGTTGCTATTTATAATGATTCAGCGAGAACTTCTTTAAAAGATACAATTTCTTTAACTATGCATGCTGATATAAATTTTCAATATATTTTTGTTTGTAATTCATGGGATGCTGCTGCGAATAAATGGATTGATGTTGATATTGAAAATCTTGATTTACAAGAAGCAGTAGCTCTAAAGCCAAGTTCTAGTTCTATAGTACCAATAATGGAAGGTATAGGTATGCTTCAGACTAAAAGGAAGTTTATACTTAAACCATTTACTTCAAGGATGCCTAAGTTTAGTCCTAGGATAGTGATTTAGTGGTTGAGTTCTGGGATAGCGAGAAGGGTATAGCTTTACGACTAGAGGATCTAGCTCATGAGCTTAATTGGACTGTATATAATAATGCCCTACACATGAGCTTTAAGGAAGCTGGATTTAAAAGTCTTATCTGGATAGCTACTTACGTTAATAATGTTCCATGTAAGTACTGTGATAGTCAACATGGAAGAAAATATAGAGTTGGCCAGTTCTTACCGAGGATGCCTCATCACATAAAATGTAAATGTATTTGGGACTTTACGGAGGATTAAATATGAGAAAAAGAACTTTAAGAGAAAGAAGAAGACTTTCATATCAAGGTTTAGCTTCTAGATCTGGAGATCCAGGATACACAATACAACATCACCCGCGAGTACATAATAAGCCTTTGAGATGTAAAAGTGGTAAACATCAGATGCAGACTACATTAATTGAAAGAGTACCATTCTATGTTTGTAAAAAGTGTGGTGTTTTCATACTTAAGACTCTCTATGAGAAAACTATGGCTAAGTCTGATAGAGAAAGAATTGAAGCCATGCTTAATAAGAATGTCACTCCTAAGCAGAGGTTAATCAATAAGATAGCCTATAAACAGTATATGGAAAAGAGATATGGCGCAAGGGTTCTACCTTGAGTAAGAAAGACATAACTATTAAGTTCCTAGGAACATGTGCGGAAAGATCTTTACCTAGAGAGAGTCCTGCAGCTTGTGCTCAGTGTGTTGAAGCCGTTAAAGATTCTAAACATGCCTTTCAGAGTAGTCTATTAGTTAATAATAAGTTTATGCTAGATGCCGGGTGGAACTTCTCTAAGTTATTAGGTGAAATAGGAGCTAAGTATATTCTTATAACTCATGCCCATTCGGATCATGTAGGAGCTATAGTATCTGAAGACCGGAAGATTAAAGCAGAGATTCATGGACCTAAAGGTCTTAGGTCAGACATAACTGAGTTGTATGGTAGTATAGGTCATCAGATAACTGAGCACGAACTTGGAAAGTCTTTTACTTTAGATGGTGTTAAGTTTAAGTTTGTACCCGTCTATCATAGTAGTAAAGTAGCAACTTACGCTATAAAGATTGATGATCGTGTAATGTACGCCCCGGACTTCTTAGGCTTTATTAAAGGTTTTGAATTAGAAGGCATTGAACTCTTTATTGGCGATGGTAGTTGTCTTAATAGGTCTATTAAAAGAAAGAACAATGTAGGTCACATGAGCATGATTAAGCAAGTACAGATGTGTTTTGAAGCTAAAGTTAAATATGTCATGTTTACGCACGTCGGACATCTTTATACTAAGTATGATGAGAGCTTACTAACTCTAAGAAAGCTCACTAAAGATAGTAAGTTCTATCTGAATACGGAGAAGGTTTACATAGCTAAAGACGCCGACAAGTTTACACTTAAAGCCGACTCTAGAATCATTAAAGGCGTAGGATCCTATATGAAGTCTAACAAACCTGCTTGGAAGATATCGGCTGCTGAAGAAATCTTCGATGTACCAGGATTTAAATTACCTGCCCAGATTATTCTTAAAGTAGATGGTATAAGGATTCAGATGCATATAGCTGAAACAGTATGTTTATTTTTAGAAGATGGGACTTTAGAGAAGAGAGATATCTTTAAGAGCTCTGTAGTGGAATTTGCTGAGAAGATTCCCGAAGATACTGTTCTAGATGTTAGAGGTATAGTAAAAGATAATAAGGTTGTAGAGTTCCAGGTACTCGATATTCTATTCTATAAGAATAAAGATTTAAGAGATCTACCGTTAAGCGAAAGAATGAAGTATCTAGCTAAGATTCCTACCACTAAATATCTTAAACCTCTTAAGGAAGGAAAGGGATTAGTAACTTGTAAGACTAAAGAGGAGCTTTTTATTGCTATGAAGTGTTCAGAAAATGTGATGATTAAAACTTTATCGGGTGCTATTCTTAGGAAAAGTGTTCATAATAAAGGTTGGATTAAGAGGCTAATAGAGAAAGATTGGTGTGAAGGAGAAGGAGGTAAATGGATAACAGTCAAAGGAAAACATATTTGTATTTCTGCCGATGTTAAGATTTTAAGAGATAGTTCTAAATTAGTTAGAGTTCTTCATGGCAAGGATTCTTCAACTGATTTAAGATGGCATAAAGGGGTTCCTAATGAGACTGCTCAGAAGATGGCAAAGGATTTACAATATTATCCAATTAAAGTGAGAAATCGCGTTAAAAGTATTGAAGTTTTTCCGGATGTATTAAATAGTAAAACAACTGGTTTACATATAAATACAGTATCTGGTGGGTATATTAATATTTCTACAAAGAGTACTTCAGTTGAACACACCTTTCATCATGAATTAGGTCATTCGGTTTGGAAAGATTTTATTCGAGACACCGACTTTGAGCAATCGTATAGAAGAGTTGCTAAAGGAAGAACTATGACTGCTTATGCTAAAACCTCTATAGAAGAGGATTTTTCAGAACACTTTGCTTTCTTTAAAAAGCAACCTGGAGCTTTAAAAGGGTTTTCACCAAAACGGTATAATCTAATATCAAAATTAATGGAGGATTTAGAACGCAAGTAAAAATAATTTTAGTTACTAAAGACGACAAATTAACAGAAAATATTGAAAAGGCAATAGAAGCAATGGTGACATTTACGGAAGATAATGTATTTCTTGGTGAAATGTTCTTAAAGAATCCGAGCAAAGATGATTTAAATAAAGATCATTTAATTAATTTCTTTAAAGAACAACAAAAGACCATTCAGAAAGAAGTAACCACTGAGACTCCAAGTTGGCACGAACCTAGGCATGATGAAGACAAGCCTACGGAGCAAGAGGTTTTAGGAGAGTTAAAGGATGTTATTAAAGATGATTGGTGCGCTTCAATGGGTGGAGTGTGGCGGACTATAAGAGGTAATAAAATTTGTATATTACCTGGGGAAGGAGCAGCTGAAGCGTTTCGTAGACAACGCTTTGCAAGGATAGAGATACCAGGACAGGAAAAAGGTTGGACTATTAAAGACAATAAAAAACTTACTAAATTACGGACACAAAATAACAGAAGAAAAGAACTTTGGAAGGAATATAATAAGGAATATGATAATTTACCAAATTGGGTTCAAGACTCGGTACAAAGAAGAGTAATTTATGGAAGTTATGTAACTGATAAAGAAAAACCTGGAGATATAGATGTAGTTCTATTTATAGATTCTAAAGTGGAACTAACTGATGATCAGACTGAGTATCTATTCGGAGAATTAGAAGAGAAATTTAATAAACCAACTGCTGAAGTAAACTTTCATATACTACCAGATGATGAGGAGTTTAGAGAAGAATATTTAGAATGTATGAAGTTAGGAGAAGAAATTAGAGGATATGAAGATTATCAGGGGATTCAACATTGAAAAAAGAAACTAAAAAGAAGCTTATACTACTTAGTTTAGCTACACATTTAAGAACAGAATTTAACTTTTCGAAAGAAGAAGCTAAAAAGAAAGCTGAAGAACTTTACAATAAATTTAAGAAGAAAAGAAAGCTAAAGTATCAGAGTACAAAAAAGTGGGTGAGGTGATAACATGAGTAGAGAAGCGCCAAAGTCAATGCTATATTTCATATACCTTTGTAACATTATAGCAGCTTTAGGTATAGGACTGATATTCTGGACCCGAATGCTTAGACAGAGTAGTCTAGTAATACCAGGATTCTTTCTTCTGATTATGGGTCTAATGGGTTTAGCGTACTGTTACTATTGGGCACAAAGAGAGATGCAGAGGAAAAGAAAAGAAGAAAAGGAAGAAGAACAAGATGTGGCATGACAACTTTGAGTCTGACTATGCGACAGTTAGTCTTAATAGATGGATATGGCCAACTGTATTTGAATTAATGCTTAAGTACTTTAAACCTACTAGTATAGTAGATTTAGGTTGTGGTGAACATAGATGGTCTTGGTCAGATGCTGTTATTGTTGGATTTGATAGAGAGAAGATACCTTGGGTTATTTATTCTGATTTTAATAACCAGATAGGTCTATCTAATAACTCTACTGACTATTCACTTGCTATAGAAGTTATTGAACATTTAGAGAATCCATTACACTTCTTAAGAGAGATTAAACGAGTAACTAGAAAACGGAGTATTATATCTCATCCGGATAGAGCTAATAGTACTGCTTTTTATGGTGAAAGTACTTATGACTCAATGGGTCATATAAGTATAATATCAAGTTGGTTGATGAAAAAACACTTTGAGAAGTTAGATATGAAGTTACTAGAGACTAGACATGTTAGACACGGACAGATGGCTATTCATGTGGTTGATGTATGAAAGTTATTCTATTAGTAGCTTTAAAAGACAGTGAAGATATTCTAGACGACTGGTTTAAGTACGTTAACTTATTAGATCCACAGCCAGATAAGATTATATTTTGTGAGAATAACAGTACAGATAAAACTTTAGATAAGCTCCAGGACTGTAAGGTAGACTATGAACTAATAAGATTCTGGACTAGGCCTTGGAAAGAGATAGCTAAGATAAACAGGTATTTGACTATTGCTGTAGCTAGACAGTTCTTATTAACTAAAGCCAGATATTTAGATCCAGACAACGCTATATTCTTAGACGATGATGTATTCTCTAAGAGTAGAGATATGATAGAGTCTTTGACTACATGGGGTTTAGATATAGTTGGTGGACCTTATTTGAGACTATTCCCTACTGGTATCTTTATAGGATCTCTTTGGAGAGACGCTACGAGAAGGTATAAATATACAACGATAAAGAAGATTAGAAGAGTTCTAGACGAGCCAATAGCTACTAGTGCTGGGTGTCTGTGCTTAAGTAGAAAGGTTATCCAGGATAGGAGACTTAACTTCTATCCTAGACCTAAGCCAGACGCTTCAGAGGACTTTGGTTACTGTCTTAAGGCTAGGGAGTTAGGGTATAATATTTACTTGGACGGATTACTTACCTTAACTCACAGACTTAGAAGGAAGAAGAGAGCTTGGATGAGAGATGGTAAAGATGGTAAGTTTATATACGAAGAGTAATATTTAAATACTTGTTTAGCTTAATATTAATCAGATAAGAAATGGTAGCTAGACAGACAAAGAAAAATGGTTGTAAAGTTACTTATTGTGACTACCATATCTGTGGAAGTATGAGCTGTATAGGTCGCGAGGAAGATAATATAACCATTCTTAAATATCCAAATGCTTGTAATAGAGGAATGGCTTGGATGGCTGATGCACTAGCTGGTAAGAAGGTTAGAAGTTTTTACCATAATAAAGTCTAGAATCTTTTTAATAACTAAGTCCCATCTATCAAACTCTTTAGCAGTTATATGTAGACTTTCTATACCGAATGAAGCAAACCACTTATCCTTTCTAGCGTCTGCCTTCTTAGTCATCTTATGGAAAGGACCATCTGCTTCTATTCTCTTCTGGGTAAAGGGATTATAGAAGTCTATCCTGCATCTACCACTTTTAGGACCAGGGAAAGGACAGTTATGAATAAAGTCATTAGCAACATCTAGGTATATTAGAAACATCCAAGTTAACTCTTCTAGAGAAGACCAGTGGTTATAGTGCCATCTACGTGAACAGGAAGAAGAGAACTTAATAAAGGCTACTTCTCTAGGGGAAGTACGTGGATACTTCCTATTAGTGGCTCTGCAGAAAGCTCTATAGCCACCGAACACTTCCATAAGCCTCTCAAAGAGTTCAGGCCTCTTCTTCTTAACCGTCTTATAATGAGGAGTACCTCTTTTAAGTTCTTCTCTAAACTCAGTCTCAAAAGCTATGTTTAGATCTTTACGAATAAAGCTCAATGATCTTGTTGAGCATTTTGATGAAGGCTGGTTTCTTTGTACTTTCTCCAAGTAACTCAACTGCCCGCCAGAACTTACCATACTCAGTTGGTGTTAGTGTAAATTGTAAACTTTTAGTCTTAGACCGTTTGTTCAATGTCACGACGCCTCTTTAATTCACGTCTATAAGCTTCTTCTACGAACTCAGTAATGCCTATCTTGTGCTTTAGACAGAATGTACGGATCTCTAACCAAAGCTTCTCTGAGACTCTAGCGCCACAAGTCTTACGGCCATTAGGTTTACTTGGCATTTTTATTACCCTGATATATACATCCCATAAGTGAAAGAAAAGAATGCGAGAATACCTATACCAGCGCCTAAACCTAGATTTACCGTTATTGCTGTTACCACTGAAGCTATTATAAGAAAAAGACTACTTACTATTAATAGGGCACTAAGTAGGATCGGATCTCGTAGTCCACCTATAAGATTCTTTTTTAACCAGTTCCAATATCCCATTTTAAAGCTTCCTAATAAGAGTCTTAGTTCTAGCATTTATAAAGATTACTAGAGGACTGATGGGTTAAAAGATTAATAATTTAATTAGCTAGTTTAAATAATGTTTATGTACATCTTTATATTAGCGGTGGATAAATGGTAGACTATTTGGGAACCAATGAGGGTATACTCAAACACCCTCTGGTTCAATCACTGCTGAACCAAGCAAAGATAAATAAGATCAAGCTAGATTATATTCTAGATTTTTCTATAGTCAAGAAGTTCAAGACTAAGGATCGTTTTGTTATAGCTGGTTACGCTTCAGTAGAGGTTATAGATACTCAGAATGAACTCATACCTATAGAGACTCTTAAGGAGTCTTTCGATAGGTTCATGAAAACAGATGAATTTGCTCTTAGTTCTATTATGCATAGTAATATTCCTATAGCTAAGATTTTAAAGGAATATACTGACTCTGAAGGTACTAAGTGGGTTAGTCACGTTAATGAAGATGGCTTGTTTATAGTTGCTGAGGTAAGGCAAGACATAAAGAAGGGAGAGCAGACCTGTGATCTAATTGAGAAAGGAGTTCTAACAGGTTTCTCTATAGGCGGAGAAGCGCTCGCTACTTCTACAGTATGTGAAGGACCTACTGGATCTAGTTGTTACACGAAAATTGATAAACTTGATATCCATGAGATAGCTATTGTGGATAGGCCAGCTAATCAACCTTCAGTATTTACTATAGTTAAAAGGTATGAACCTATGTTAAAGGTTTGGGAAGAGACAGAAGAGAATATTAGAAGTGGACATGGAGATTTAGCTTCTTTCGACAAAGACAGCATGCGGACAATTACAATAGATCAAGATAAAGGAATTAAAGCTATAGTTGGTTGCCCAAAGGGTAACTATGAAGGCGGTAAGTGTAAAGTTGGAGTTGAAGTTCAATCATTTCTATTTGATAAAGAAAAATGGACAATGGAAAGAGCGAAGAAATGGTTTAAGAAGCATAAAGATGCTAAGAAGGTCTATACTGTGAAGAAGGGGATAACAGTAGAGGAGATTAAGGCTAAACTAATAGAAGCCTTTAAACGAAGAGATACTCTACAGAAGAAGATAAATGATTTTTGGAGTAGCCAACCGAAGCCTTCAAGTATTATAGAAGTAGAGAGAAGTGTTTCTATGGTAAATGCTGAGATCAGTGCTCTAGAGAAGGCTTTAGGTGAGCTTATTATTAAAGGTTCAGAAGATCCTAATAAGGTCAGGACTGGAGAGCAACCTGAAGGAGACGAGGAACTAGAGAAAGTTGACTCTTTACTTGAACTCGGTAAAGTTATGAAAGGCCCTGTAGATAGATTAGGTTTTAAACTATTATTATTACGGGTAAAAGCTCTTAAAGAAGAAGAGAAACCTACGATTGGTGATAAAAAAATTCCTTATAATAAAATAGGGAATATGAAAAAAGCTGAATTTAATGGCCAAGAAGGTAAATGGGTTACAATTCGAGGTAAGAAAGTATTTATTCCTAGTGGTTATGGTGAATTAGATAAATATGAATTATCTGGTAAAGAGAGGTTTCTTGCCGAGCACGTAGATAAACATGGAACTAGATATTATGCTCGACAGTCCGTATATGGTGATCATTATGTTCTTTTAGGTCGAGGTAAGGATCAAGAGTATGCTGGATTTATATCAGTTCAACGTAAAACTAAAAAGTTTAAAACGAAAGAAGAAGCAGTGACTTATGCTAAGAAACATTTTCCAAAAGGAAATAAAAAGAAGTTAAAGTTTTATAGTGCTTGTCAAGTATTAAAGTTACGGGCGGAAGCCTTAACCAAATTGAAGAGAGTCGGTGGCGTTGGCTCTTCGAGGGTTTAGAATCGCTAACGAAAAGAAAAGTGAGAAAAATGACAAAAGAAAAGGTTACAAAACCTTGCCCCGAAGAAGAGAAGAAGAAAGGCAATATAGTTATAAATGCAGACGTGAAGCCGGAAGACGAAGAAGAAAAGACTAAAGCTGAAGTTATACCTCAGTGGGGTCTAGACCTCAAAGCGTCTCTTGAACGTGTTGTAGATCTTATAGAGCGCAAGCAAGATCCAGAAGAGGAAAAAGAACCTCCTAAGGATGAGGAAGAAAAGAAACAGGACGACGAGGAGAAAGTACCTCCAAAGGACGAGGAAGAGAAGCAAGACGATGAAGAGAAAGAACCACCTAAAGATGAAGAGAAGCAAGATGACGAAGAGAAGCCAGAAGATGAGGAAGAAAAGAATAAAGTTCTTACTGACATGGTTAAGACTGAAGTTGCACGCGTTGTTGGGGATATTGGTGCTGTTGAATTAGCTAAGAGAGGTAAGGCTGGAGATGGGAAGCCTAAAGCTCTTGACTTGTTCACCATGCATAAGATACCATTCAGCGCTATCCATAAAGCATCTGGTTTTCCAGATGTTCCGGAGTACGACTTAACTCAAGTGCCAGGTTGGAAAGGACAGTCTTCACTGCTTATCAGGACTAGGAAGAAGGATTAGAGATGCCAGTAAAAAGATTTAATTCGATGGATGCTCTATTTGCGCATTACTACGGTGATATGCGACTTGTTCGTAAAGAGATAACGAGACAGACACCAGGTCAAGGCACTTGGTGGGAGCCACTGTACGGCGCTAAAGTCTGGAGTCAAGTGAACCTTGAAGCTAATGGTTTCGCTATAGTTCCTAAGGAACCATGGCGTAGTTCAGGTTTCAGGTATCTATTGACCACAGGCGACACTCTGACAGTAGCGGGTTCAGCAACGCATACTATAGCCGAATCTGGTGCAATCTCAGGAACGCTATCAGATCCGACTTTCTTGCAGTTGAACCTTACGCCTAAGACTATTGTTCAAGGCCTAAATGCTTCTGAAGTAGCGGAATTTCTGGGTAAAGTTGACGACGCTGTTGACATTGTACCTTATCTGAGAGAACTCAAAGGTAAAGTGCACGCGAGGATGTTGAACATCCTAGTCATAGGTGAAGTTGACACTGTTGACTCTGCGGGATTTACGCCACTTGACAGGATTGTGTCAAGCTATGCAGAAGTTAACGGCAATGGATACATAGACGCTAACGACTCAGACGTGTTCGGCCAAGACAGAGACTCGGCAGCTAATGACTCGATAGACGCTCAAGTTTCAGAGAACGACGGTACTCTTCGAGACCTTACACTAAGCGTTATTGATAACATCCAGGACAACATCTGGGACCACGACGGACATCCTAAAGTGATCTTTACAAGGAACAACACGCTTGTTGCTTGGCAAGCACTTCTAGAGTCCGAGAGGAGATTCATGGACTCAGCGAGAGTAGTTCCTACTTTCGGTGGAGTTCGTGGAGTTGCTCCGGGAGTTGAAGCTGGTTTCATGGTAGCGACATACCTCGGTGTGCCTATCATAACTAGCATAGACGTTCCTTACTCAGATGCTCCGAACTCTGGAGGTACATCAGGCTTAGGTAAGATATACTTCTTAGATACGGACTATCTCCGGCTAAGAGTAATGAAGCCTACCACGTACTTCGAGACTGAGAGAAATGTAGGGTTCGCCTACATGGACGATCTAACGATCAAAGGCTACTACGAGACCATAGCAGAGATGCTATGTACATCTCTTAACAGGCAAGGCAAAGTAACGGACATCCAGTAGTAGAGCTAATCGCTCAACTAAACAAGTTCCCGGTGGAACTAGACATTCCATCGAGCCTTGGTGGAAAAGGCTTAGAACCACCATCACTATTCACAGTCATTAAGGTATGACAGCTCCCAATCATAGGAGCACTTTAAGAAACTATCCCGAAGTGGGACCAAACTCAGGACGAGTGTCTCAAGTTGAGGGTGGAAAGATCTTAACCGATAAATATATAGGAGGGGATAAGAAAAATGGCAATCGCAAAACCGATTAGTCGAGCACCATGCCCGATATTTGCGGGTAGAGGACTCGAGAAGAATGGATTTACACTCGCACTAAATAAGAAGACTTACTTAACTAGTGATCAGACTAATATTGATTCAGAACGAGGATTACTTTCAGTCTTTAACTACGATCTAGCAGAAGCAGTCTATAATGATGCAGACGATAGAGTAGGATTCCTAGTCTACATCAAAGCAGGCGCTTACGCTAATACTATAGTGACAGCTAAGACTATGCACGCTTTAGATGTATTAATGGAATGTGATTATGAGTACACTCCAACAAATGATGACCGAAATGCTTACTGTAGGGGAGCAAGACTACAAGCCTATGGTAAGAAGAACATGGACGGCGGAATTATGGGAGCATACATTAATGCTCAGGTACAAGGCGGATACACTTACACTGGTACTACTTCTGTAGGTACCTTTGCTGGTGCTATAGGAGCAGAAATTAGAACTGAAGCGATGGGACCAGGAACTACAGCAGTCTGTAAATTTGTATCTCTGTTACTGTGGGGTAGGTATATGGCAGCCGTTACTGGAGCCGTTACCATGCTACAGATTGAACCACCTTGGAGATACGCTACTATAAGCGGTAATCTTATAGGTATAGAATTTACTAAAGGCTACAAGTATACTGCAGCTAGCGAACCAGACTTTGACATAGGTATAGATCTTGGCGATCACTGCACGACTGGTATAGATATAGGAACATGTACTACAGGTATTAGCTTTACTGGTACCGTTACTGATGGTATCAAATTTGAGACAGGAGCAACAGTTACTACAGCTATTAACGTAGCGGATGCTTGTAGCACAGCAGCTATTACGATCTCAGGCGATACACCTATAGCTCTAAATATAACTAGTGGCGTATCAGCCGCTACAGCAGCTATACAAGTTGCAGGAATAAATGCTATAGCACTTAATATTACAGGAGCTAACACTACAGCAGCTATAGAGATCTCGTCAGGAACTACTATAGGACTACACATTAAGACGACTGTTCAGGCAGACGGTATACTTATAGCTAGTGCATGTACAGATGGTATACATATCTCAGGAGCATGTGCAACAAATGCTATAAACATATCTGCTACTACTACCATAGGTATAGCTATATCAAGTGCGGCTGCAGATGCAATCAAGATATCTGGAGACGGCACAGATGCTATAGAAATCTCTGGTAACAATACTTACGGTATTAATATCAGTGACAGCCAGACAGCAGGATTCTACTATGTCTCTAACATGGCAGTATCTGAAGGAGCATGGGTACACGGACTTAAGATAGAATTAACTAGGAGTGCTGATGCAGAAATAGCCTCAGGAGCATTCTACGGTGCTCAGATTGTAATCAATAAAGGAGCACAAGCTACTACTTTGGCACCTAATATATACGGCTTACAAGTCGTAGTAAAGGGAGCAGCTACTGGTGGTAACTGTTATGGCTTCCAAGTTGAAACACAGTCTTCAGGTGAAGTAGATTACTTAGCTCACGTGCGTCTGAATACTGGTACTACATTAGCATCTGGTGGTGCTATGTTGTATTTACAGACGTACGTTACTACAGCAAAGGCTCTAAAGATAGAGGTACTTGCAGCTGTGACTATGACTTCTTCTATATCTATAGAAGATAATGCTGGAACAGGGACTATAACTAATCTGATAAGTGTTGATTGTGAAAATACTACGTACTTCTTAGCAGATGCTGCTGGTGATGCAGGATTCTTGGCTGGAGTAACTACACACGATACCGAGTCTGACGAAATAGCTTGTAATATAGGCGGTACAGTTAAGTATATAAAACTGTATACTTAGATAGCTAGATAAATATCTATTAGGTTGGTAAACCTTTTTCAAGATTCCAACTCCGTAAGGAGCATAGGCAAGTAAAGTATAAATATACTGATAACAACTAGTAAGATAGTAGGAGATTAAAATGAGAAAGATAAATCTCAAAAACTACACAGTCGAAGGGTATGACCGTGAGAACGATAAGCTAATACAAGTCCCATACGATGTCAAAAAGTCTATTGTAAACATCTTACTAGTAACTGGAGAAATAACTAAGCAACGACTAGACAAAGCTAGTCTACTTCGGAATAACTTGATCGCTCAAAAGATATTGAGTGCTAAAGACTTCGTGCTTATAGAGGAATCAGAGTTTAGAATCATTGATCAGGCCTTTAACTCGTTCCAAGGGTTCGGCAAGAATGAAGTAGAACTGTGCAAGAGGATAGACGAAGCTGAGACTGTAGAAGTCAAAGAGAGTAAGAAAAGTAAAGATAAGTAACAAGGATAGAAGTATCCTGTCACCTCTCTAAGGAGAGTTTACGATCAAAAGGAGGAGATGAAAGACGACTCTAACTATAACGCACCTGAGGACTGTAGTAGTTGGTCCTCTGAAAGTAGTGTTCTTTTCAGTAGTAGATAGCGACGGTACTGGTGGAGATGTAGAGCTAAGTGGCCATTTAAGACACATATACTGGGCTTGTGGTAATAGCATCACTCATAATGCTGTTGTATCTGCTAAGCGGAGTAGTGGGATAGACGACGAGACTATTACTCTAGGCAGTGAAGCTACAGCTGGAGACACTATTGAATTAATAGTATTTGGAAAATAAAAGAAAAATAAAGAGGAAGATGGGAAGTATGAAGTCTCTGCATAAGTTAATACTCGGTCTATTCACTATAGGCTGTATAACTGTGTTAGAAGCGGTAAATATTATCTACTTAGGTGTAGATGGTAGCGTTCTAACAGGAGTTGTAGCGTCTATAGCAGGAATAGTCGGAATAGTTATAGGAAAGAAAAGTAAATAGGGAGATAGATAAGGCGACTGGTAAGAAGACTAAGGTGTTTGATGTTGAGATGGCGACTGGTAAGAAGACTAAGGTGTTTGATG